AGTATCTACTGTCGCTGTAACTGTGCTCCCTAGGGCTAGATCTATATCCTGCGTCCCGCCTCCAGTACTGCCAATAGCGTTAACACGTTCTCTGTAAGTGTCTGTGAGTACTGAGTCTGTAGTTACTGAGTCTGTATTTACTGTAGCTGTAGTTACTGAGTCTGTATTTACTGAGTCTGTATTTACTGTGGCTGAAGTTATTGACGACCCTGTTATAGTTGTACTCATTTCGCCACCTTAGAATGTTTAGTTTTTACCCCAGTTATCATGTCTTTCCAGAGTGTCGTGCCATTCATAGCGCAGATACCTCGCTGATAATTATTTCCATTGCAGTCTTTAAACCTGCTTCATCAGTAGCATCTAACCTTGCGTCTGCTGTTGCGTCCCTCGCTATTTGTTTCTTAGCGACTACTTCTGCTTTTTTTGTTGTGTTAGCTTCTTCGTCTGCACGTTGATAAGCAACATCTAGCTCTTGGAGTTTCTTGTTTCGTGTTTCTCGTATCTTATCTTGAGCGATTACCTTTGCTTTTGGCATATCAGTTTCAGGTAGATTGTTTACCCCTTGCACCCAAGCATTTCTAAAAGTTCTATCCGCCATTACTTCATTTTCGTTGCAAATATGGACGTTAGTTGCATCAACAGGAATAGACTTATCTATTACTTTTTGAAGGTACTCTGCTTCTGTTTCTTCATCGGGCTTATAACCTGATAGTCTGTCATTATAAGCTGGAGTAACGGTACAAATAGTCCCATCAGTATTAGTGTAAATTATTCTTTTTTCCATTATTGGTCTCCGTACCCAACGGCAGTAGCAACACTTGCATCAATTAATGCTCCCGAAGTTTGGTTTGATGTGATTACCGAGAAAGAACCAACACCGATTGATGTCTTGGTAGCAAGGTCAGAAGCACATCTGTAACCACTTAAACCCGCGCTAAGCACGATACATTGGTACGCAAGACTAAAATTATTGGCAATAACTACTCCATAATTTCCAACCCCATTGTCAGTAATGCTAGTTACATTATAAGACGATTGGATAGTAGGTGTTCCTGATGATGGGTCAAAATTGAGCCATATTTTTGCTGCTGATGGGTGAAATTGTTGGACTGCCGGATTAACGATTGCGCCTGTTACGCTTCCCGCTTCCATCTGCGCTTGTGACGCGCCCATGTTTGATGTGAATTGCGAAGGTGTAATTTTATTAGCTGCTGAATCAGTAGCGTCATAAAGAACTAAATAGTCAGCAGTTGGGTCTGTGGTTGTTTCTGTTGTTAGATTAGCGATATTTGTGTTTGTCAATAAATCTTGGTCAGTACCCGCATCATCCGTAAACTTCAATACATTCGGTGTAGCAGTCTTTACCCATATTTGCCCATCACCTGCTACGTCAGTATCGGCAGCCGCTTTCTCGGTTAGGAATACACTTCCATCTCCAGTTACTTTACTCATTTAGGAAACCTTCCTTTAATCTCTGCCACTCTTGCTATTTCAGCGTCAAGACCGTTTTCAATAATGCGTTCGAGTTGTTCTGCGGGAGTGCCGTATTCTTTTATGCGTTCTTCAATGTAGGTTTTTGGAGTAGGCAACCACTTGATAACCTCAACAACGCCACTGATAACATGAATATCATCAATAGGTAAATTGTCTATATTATTAAAAACAATGCCATTGTGTTCCTCTGCGTGAGCTATTGCGTCTGCTTCATTCTCAAAGTCAGCGTATTTGCCTACCTGAGTACCAGTTTCGGAAAGCTGTAGTTTATCGTTAATATCTGATTTAACTTTTGTTATTGATAAATACACTATGAATCACTCCCAATCTTGTAGCTTAGTGCTACCGTCCCGCTATCGAATGTTCCTGCACCGCCAACGGTAGTTAGTCTTACCTGAGTTAGTACTGAGCTAAGATTTTTATAGCCCCCACCACATATAGAGCCGGCGATATTAGAAGCTCCGCCTGAAAGAGAGAACATAAAAGAATTAGTACCCCGTAGACGCACAAACTTAGCTGATCCGTTAATTATGCTTGAAGCACTCTGCGCTCCTGCTAGTAAATAACCAGTGCTATGCGCGGTAGACGTTAAGTTGGTGTCCGTGATTATGTTTGTTGTAGTTCCAGCATATGCAGTTGTTTCAAAACCTCCAGCATCCCCAAGCTGTATAATCGTCAAAGCTGCTCCATTTGTTGATAATGAAGCAAATTCAAATGTGAACTCATCAATGCCAGTTGGTAATGAAGTCCAATCGTGATTAGTTACTGATCCCAGTGTAGTTGCTAATTCCATCACATATCTTGCATCTAAATCCGTTGTAGTTGCTAAACTAAAATCAGTACCAGCGTCATCAGTGAACTTCAATACATTCGGTGTATCATCCTTAACCCATATCTGCCCATCACCGGGGACATCTACCCCTGCACTTGACTGTTCCGTTAAAAAAACTCTGCCATCACCCGCTAATTTAGTCATTATACTATTGTCCAAGTTGATCCAGCGGGTACTGTAATCGTATCACCAGCTTCTACTGTAAATGGTCCAGCGGTCACCATATTTCTAGTAGAGGTTATTGTGTAATCACCAGAAGATGAGCTGTCATTCTCGTGCCCAATAGTGCTGCCACTTCCACCCGTTGAGGTGACATCTATCCAAGCATCACCTACATATATGTAAGCCCGTTCAGTAGTCGTGTTAAATCTGCCGTCACCCTCTGTTGGGCTAGCCGGGAATCCTGCTCCAACCGTAAATGCGGTGCCGCCGGATGCCGTAACATCAACCCACGCATCCCCTACATATAGATACGCTTTATCTGTAGTTGTGTTGAATCTTCCATCGCCCTCTGTCGGTGATCCGGGGAACCCTGCACCTACTGTGAACCCTGCACCCCCACCACCTGATCCTACGGCGATACCACCTGCCGTTGAGCCATCACCAACATATAATAATTTAGTGTCAGTTACCCATATAGGTACACCCGCATCAGGAGTGATACCTGATCGAGATGCTTCTAATCCCTGCCAAAATTTTATTTTGACTTTTTCAGCCATTTAGAAGTTGCCACCATCCATAGTTGTTGACCATGTGGGTACGCCGCCTGCAATCTGTAAGAATGTATCCGTTGCACCAACAGCAAGTTTACTCAGCACGTTACTTGCTGATGAGTATAATATATCACCTGTGGTGTAAGTAGTCAAACCTGTACCACCAGCAGTTGCTGCTATAGCTGTACCAGACCAAACACCAGTAGCGACAGTACCTAATTTGGTAATAGCACCAGAACCACCAGTCCAATCATTTAAACCATCTGGAGTAACTGCTCTAGTACCATCGGTACCTGTATTTGTTTCTGTTACAGTAGCTAATTCAACATAACCTGCGACTGTATCAGAGGCAGCATCTAAGTTCTTCTGTACTATCGTCCAGTCTGCTAGTGCCGCTGCATCTACAGAGTCTACATCGGCTATTAGTACGTCACCAATTTCTAGAGCTTCCGTAAAGAAGGTACCTGCAACCGTAACGGTATACATATCACCGAGAACAAGAGTTGGCGATCCTGTATCAAGAGCTGGGGTGTTAGTCGAAGCGTTATACCCACCTTTATGTGTAAGCGCACCTGACACGGCTGCATTTAACTGCGCAACCGTTGCAGCATCTTGATCAGCCGTACCGTCAGTAAGATCGGTAATCTTATTGGTGTTCATGCTGAAGTTTGCAATTGGTGCGGCTAAGCTATTTACATCCTGCAACTTCACATGCGCGGTAGTAGCTATCTGAGTTGTATTCGTTGCCTTTACTGCGGTGGCCGCGGTCGGCGCACCGGGAAGCGCGGTATTGTTTTCAAGAGAAAGAGTAACCGAAGCCGTGGCACCTGCCGCTGCAATTGTGTCTATCTGACCCGCTGTACCTGCTATTAATAAATTATCAGTAGTGCTATCTGCTGTTGCCGTACCCGTGTCACCTGTCATTGTTAAGAACAAGTTCTGAGCAGGCGCATCGTCTGCTATCTGGGCAACAACAAAAGCAGTAGTAGCAATTTGAGTTGTGTTTGTGTCAACTGCTGCTGTAGCTGCGGTAGGTGCCCCCGGCAAAGCTGTGTTATTAGCCAGAGCGATAGTAATACTATCAGCACCTGAAGAGCCTACGGTAGTTATCTCAGTAGCTGTACCCAATATACTTAAAGTATCAGTAGTAGTATCTGCTACTGCATTTGTACCAGAGTCGCCCGCTACGTTTAAGAACAAGTTCTGATCCGGTGCACCGCCACCTACATCAGGTTGGTCCCATGTAGCGCCGTTGTACCATTCTATAATATTGTCATCAGTGTTATATCTGAAAGTAGCTTCAGTATCGACTTGTTGTAATGTGGTACCTTGTGGAAGTAGCATACCACCTGTACCAGAAAGCTGTGGGTTATCAGCAATATCAAAAGTAGGGTTGCCAGATATACCATCACCATTAGTCACGGTAAGCACATTGGCTGTACCTGTCATGGTTCGGGCTGCTACAGTCGGTGGTGTTGCTCCAGAGGCTGCTGCCGTCTGGGTTATGATGCCTACCCCCGGCCATGTTACGTGTTGACCAGAACCAGCGATGACATGTATGCCAGCCGACTCGATACCAATGTGAAGTTTCTGATCGTGCTCTGAATAAGCTACTTCGCCCTGCGCGAGCGAACCGGGGACACCCGTTCCACTTGCGAGCGTTCTGCGTTTAAGTCTAATAGTGTTAGCCATGACAGCCCCCTGTTAATTAATTAAAAAAAACCAGCATCGATATCATCTAAATCAGTAATTCTGACCCAAACTCCCGATACTTTTCTGTATAAATCTTCTACTAAGCTATTAATTGCGTAATCACCATCAACACCTAAACTATTACTCGGTACTCCGGCAACGGTTAGTATTCCGGCGCCCGCGGGACCAACTGCACCTACGGGTCCTGCGGGCCCTGTGGGTCCTTGGGTACCGCCAGTAACTACTTCCACAGTCTTTGTTGGAGCTATAACTAATGTGGTAGTTTCATTTTGTATTATTTGTCCGTCGCCGGTTACATTTACAGCCACTATTTAGCTCCGAACCAGAAGTTGCGTTCCAGTAATTTCTTAAGTTTTGCCCCCATACTTCCCGTTACTATTGCCGCAGTTTGTAGGAAATTCCAAACCGCCGCAGCTAATACAGAAGGTTCTGTTTGATCGATAATAGTCACAGCTCCTCCTGACAAATCAGTAACTATGAAAGGGCTGCCTCTGGTGTATACTGTCCCACCTGAGCAATCCGCTTCTATAATAATCCCACCTGAACTTACCCCTATAGTGTGGGTACCGCCGGTCATTCCTGAAAGACCAATAGAGCCTTTCATATTTCGTACTTGTATTATACTGGTTCCTATAGTTGTTAGTCTTGCGTACTCAACTCCTTCTTTTCCTGAGTAACAATTAACCACATCAATATCTCCATTAACAGTTATATCACTTCTTAATTCACTATCCTTAATTACCCCATTAACATTTGTAATATTTCCTATGATGCAGCTTGTGATATTATTTACACCATCTAATTCTCCGTTTAGGGTAAGGTTATTCATACTACAATTAGATAAGTTAACCCCTGTTCCGGCAGTAAACTCAATAAAGGGGGAATCCCCCATAATATCAAAACCTGCGGATAAATCTGTATTAGGAGCGGCTGGGGACTGGGTATCAGTATTCAAATTACTAGTAATACTGATTACATGTAGTCCTTCCCTAACAGCTATAGTTACCGCGTCATCAGTATTACTGGAAGGTGCTCGTCGCGACCCTATAGGGTCTGAGTCGCTCGTTCCTGTTCCTGAAACTCCTGTAACCGTATTAATAGCTACAGTATTTTGGAAGGTATTAAAAGCTAGTTGCTGCGCCATACTTTCAGTGACACCTTGCGTTACTGGTTGTAGTCCTAATATTGCGGTAGTGAATGTTCCATCTGTGGGTAGGAATGTTTCAATAGATGTATCTTCAACAGCTAAGTTGCCAACTATAAAATAAGTACCATCATTTTCAAATGGTTTGATTCTCCAACCATCAAGATTATTTAAGAAGTAATATGACCCTTGGTTAATTATACCACTTAACGGAGCACCACCGTCTGGGCGGAATGCTTGTGGGTATTTTGCGTTCCCTGTAATCTTTACCCATTCTTTCCAATCACTATATAAATCAATCTTTACATCCACCGTCAACACTCCATCAACTACTGCACTCAATGTAATGATTAAGTTATCGCCGTCGAAGGTAGTAGCCATTATACTGGGTTATTATAGTTTCGATCAAAGCGTTGGGATATAGGTATATCCTGTGCTGCGGAAGGCCATGTAAAACCCTCTACCCTCACAATTTCATATTGCGTGTTTACCACTGTATAATCAACACTGGTGCCACCTGAGATTGTTGCAGCGAATGATCGGTTGTCTGCTGTACCTGCTGTAGCATTTTCAACACCTGCTAATTCTGTTTTAGTACCAGCAGCATATACTCTTACCTCACTATTATCTCTCATTCCAGTAAAGGTACCAACAATATTAGTGCTTAGTGTAACAACAATACCTGCAGCATCATCTACGCCTACATTACTAGTTGTAGCAGCTACTCCGTCCACAGTACAGTTAATTAATGTTAATGTTAGTGATCCTGTAGTAGCGTTAAACCTTAGCGTTGCATCGTTAGCATCAGCAGTACTAGAAAATCCTGTAAACTCTACACCCTCAATAGTAAGGTCATCGTCTACGTTAACACCAAACTCAATAGCATGATGTGCTGTAGCACCCTTCTCGAATGTACAACCTGTATACTCCGTTAATGCTGTAGTGCCTGTAGTAGTCCTATCGTCAAAGACTGCACCTTCATCTGCCAATACAGTCGGAGTCAATATATTGGAACCACTAATGTCTGCCCCACCAAGAGTAATCTGATCACTATTCTGCCATGTAGAGTTAATGCAAGAACCAGTACTAGCAAATACAGTTGTACTTGCACCAACAAACGTACAAGCACGTCCCGTAAAAGTGCCAACATTAAGAGTTAAAATAAAAGGGGAAGTAGTACCTAATGCCTCTATCTTAATATTTGTCCACTCCACATTCGATGAAGCGTTAATGATTTCAAACTCATTGAATCCTGCTGGTACAAACGGATCATCTAATACTATGATGCTCCTATCAGCGTCCCGAAAGTCAACGGCTGTGCCAACCAATCCCATGACAAAATTACCATGATGTAAGTAACCGCCTGTGACCGGTGTAAGTATGCCCCATCGTCTGGTAGTATCGGCATCAAAGGATGCTGCACCTTCAAATGTGGCATAGCCGTTACCTAGGTCACCATCTTGGCAGCGTAACTCTCTACCGTAACGAATAATCCCTATTGCATTCGGTGCACCTTTTAATGAACCTGAACCGAGGATTTTCCATTCAAATCCGAAGTGATCCCACGTACTCGCAGCACCGGGAGAGCCTGACGTGTAGGAGTTAGTCTGTGTAGGGTCTACTGCGTAGTTTACCCAACTTAACAAATCCGAGCCTACGGCGTTACTTCCATCAACGTTGAAGCCCGCGAATACAGATCCAGATGTACCCATGATGACAGCACCACCAGAATTAGCAATAGTATCAAGGATATTTCTGTTTGCTTGTCTGGCCCAAATAAATACAGCATCACCAGCAGTGATAGAAGGGGCGCTAACATCATCTGCTAGCATCCCCTTCTGTGTTGCGGTAAAACCATTCTTACTGACACACTGTGCCCCATTGATGAAGTAATCTGTTTCATCATTTAGTGCCGATGCACCTCCACCCGTAGCAGTAAAGTTACCTACGGCTTGAGCGTCATCGATCAGAGTTAAATCTGTCGTGTAAGAAGAAGCGGCCATTAGTAGTTACTATGCTGCGTTAGCGTAGTTACGTTCCAACGGAGACGTAGCTGAAAAGGATAACCCAGTTGCTCGGGTTATTTGTAATCCAGTTACCTCAACATATTGACCTGTCTCCAGTCCAATTGCTTTGAGTACACATACCGCAGTCTCAGTAGTTCGTCCACCTTGGCTATTGTTATCGTAGTCATAATCAAACGCGACTTGAGCCGTAGCTGCTGAACCAACAATATCAGAGCCTGAATTATTCTGCACGATAATAGCATCAGGTGAGTTGTACGGATTTTCATCAATGTTAACTGTCTGATTAGTTTCCGCAATACCTACTGCTTGACCATCAACACGGATTACATCGTAATCAGCTGATGGAGTTGTTTCAACAGTGACTCTGAACAAGCCGTTATTTTCTGGTTCAACAAACCCACTAATACGAATGTAATCATTCACAGCCATATTAGGTAACGTACCTGTTAGGCTATAACCAGAACCTGATGGTGTAACTGTATCAATATCAGCACTTGTAGTACGTGCAGTATATTGATAATACAAGAAGTATTCAGGAGCTGTATCCGCTGTCAAGTTAGTGTTGAAGTTTAATGTTCCAGCTGCAACAAATGGGAAGTTACGAGTACCCGCTGCTGCACCAGTGTTATCAACGAAGAACATGTTGTTAGTATCGTTTGCATCAAAGCCTTCGACAATAACACCTGCTCCACCGCCATTAGGATTAGTCGACTCTGCACCACCAAAGGTTACGTTATCACCAACGTATGCAGCCAACGCGCCAGTCATCTTACCAATAACTGTTCCTTCACCATTATCATTAATGTTCGTAGCTTGTCTTAGTAAGTATTGGACACGCTCATAGATGTTCTGAGCTGACACGTTTAATGGTGTGGCTCTTTGCATCGTAAATGATAAACTAGATTCCGTATCTGTTAATGCACCCGTAAGAACTACAGTTAGCACATTACCCGGAGCAGTTGGTGTACCACTAATAGTATGCACACCCTTATCAGTTCCTTCATGGATAATTAATGTTCCACCCGCATAATCTGCTAAAGCTTCACCTGTACCTAATGCATGATTCGCTGATGTAAAGGTAGTAGAAGTTGCACTAGCACCATTACTGTGAGAGTAAGTCCCTGCATCAATAACAACACCAAAAGTTCTTGGTACACCATCAGTATCAACATCACGGTTATATGCTGCGTCTAAGTAACGTAAGCGTACTTCATTCCAATCACCAGTTACCACGTTTGCATCAGTAACGTCGATCTTCTGATCCGCGTCATTCGCAAGTGGGAATTTGATAATCTTGGAAGATACAGCCGTTTCACCACCATCCGCTAAGGTTGATGATTGAAAGACTTTACCCTTCGCATCGCCATCTCGTATACGTAATGTGGTAGTAAACGCGTTACTATTGTCATAGGCAATTGTAGTAGTACCAATTGCTTCTGCAGTCCACGTAGTTGAGATAGTCATTGATAACGCTGTAACAGCCGTTAATAAATAAGTACCGTCATTGGATGTAGAGTTAGTGATTTCAATCTGACCACCAACAACAAAACCATCAGTGATGAATGACCCACTAACACGATCAATCGTTGTAGTTGAATCAAACGATAGCGTATCGGCAGCTAAATCACCAAGGAACTGGTAATACTGAACTGGTTCGTTTACGACGTTAGCAAACGCATAATCGACAGTGTTATCAGTAGTTGCATCATTACCAAAGAAGTAATACGCTTGATCAAGTGCATCTTCGAACGTACCCAAGGTTGTTGAGTTAAAGAACTTCTTCTGTACAACACCTGCATTGTCTTTCTCATCCCAACCAGCGTTACGAATAAGGCGAACCGAATCAGTACCAGATGCTGCATCAACCTTCAATGCCCAATCAGAGTTGTTACCTGATGGATCTTCACCAAATTCCCACTGACCAGCAGCGAACGAGATACCAACCATTGGGAAGGCACCAGAATCTATTAACAGCTGATCTGTTTTCCATTCCTCTTTAATGAAGGAGTGAAGAGCAATCATCTGAACACCTGCAACATCTAAGTTACCTTGTTCCAGTAACCAGATCTCTTCAGTCAAAGTGTCTAGATAAACAGACTTTTCAGTAGTTGCTCCAGTCGCACCCAATATAGATGCGCCTTCACTACCAGCGGTTGAAGGTACTGCCCCGTTAGATAGTTTATCTACGTTATAGTCAATAGTATCCGAATCAACACTAAACACTTGCCATAAACCGTTAACAAGCGGATCTGAGTGATCTCGTACTTCGAATATTTCACCTGCCGCCAAAGACGGCATGTTACCCCCGGCAGAGCCAAATGCTGAATCAGCACCTGTTCCCGGAGTTGTTACAACGAAATCAGTTAAGGCGGCGGGTAATACTATCGCCCCTTGATTGAGATCATCTGGGTCTGTAATTAGTGCCATTTCTTATATCTCCATTAGTATGTTAAACTTGCGCGGTTATCCCAGATTTGATTATATCCGGTAAATCCACCTTCTTCATTAATTCTCCTATATCCGCCTACCCCACTTGCCGGTATAAAAGTTTTGAATATCTTAAACTTCGCTTCACTGCTTATTGCGGTTTCATCTATATAGTACCCTTCATAAATAGTTGTATCTCCAGCTGATGGAGTGTCATCTAGTATTTCAAATTCTTTATCTTGATTCAATTGTTCCTCCTGCTGAGATAAGCCTGTAGGACCTATAGGTCCTTGAGTACCTCCTGTTAATACACTAGCTACTCTAGGAGTTGTTACTAGCGTTTGAGTAATAGGAGCAGTTTCTATAACGGCTACCTGCTCAGATACTATTAAGCTAAGCTCATTACCATTTACTGTAATGCTCATCTAGTTACTTCTTTAATTAGTTTAACCGTTCCTTTTACTAGTCTTGTTACCTCAGTACCATTCACCATTTCTAGGTCGTATGTAGCAGTTTCAAAAGTGAATGCTTCCGTGTCTGTGGCTGTAATTAGCAGCTCTATAGTACCAGCAGCATCACCTAAAGTTATGTCTGTAGGCGACACCATAGAATGAAGTGTGGCCGCATCATCTATATCCTCTCGGATCTGCATTCGCGCTGACCACCCGGTTAAATCTGTGGGCGTTCCATTCTCGTCATTCCATGTAAGTGTGACTCTAAACGTAGCCCCTTGTTCAATCTCTATATCTAGCTTCTGTGCGAATTGTTCTATCTTAGGTGTAGCCATTTTAGACTCCTAATATCGTTGATATTGCCACAGTTAATACCCCGGCAAAAATAGTTATTAATATAGTGCGTCTAAAACTACGCATTTCTTTGCGTTCGTTTTTCATCTCTACCATATCTTTTTCAAGTATCTCTAAAACAGTAGTTATGCCCGGTCTACCATTACCATATAACGAATGGTTATGCCCTTTGATAACTTCTTTTATATCTTTAATATCGCTTTTTAGATCTTCTCGAATACCTTTTATTGCCCCAATTATCAGGTCCGTTTCTTTGTCAGTTCCCATTTGTCTCTACCCACTCCTTAAGTAGTTCCATGTTATCGCTACATTCTAATGCCGCGCCTTTTAGTTTGTTTATGTACAGAACCAGATCGCCATTCGTCTGCCCCTGAAATAGAGGTATTGTAGGCTTCCGCATCAATGCTTGGGGGGGAGTTACTACTTGTGTCACCGTCACCGTAGCTGGGCTCGTACTGCAGGAGCTCAATAATAGAATTAGGGATATCATCATCAGCCCAGTCAGCTGCTTCTTCACTTTCATTAATTGCGTCATTGTATAGCCCTTCCCAAGTATTAGCTTCTTGCTCTCGTATGGACAGTTTGGCCATAGCTCTAGACAGCAGATCGTCAGTGTTTTGAAGTATAGTATTAAGTTTCAAATACTCCTCCCTTTGGAACACTAAAGCGCTTCTGAGTTCAGCGTTATGTGCTTTTATTTCCCCTGATTTTTCAAGCGTGTAGGAGGTATACCATAAGGATGCGCCTAACCCTATAACTAAAACTGCTATAATACCTAGGAATACCTGATTTAACTTAACCCCTACAAAACCTTTAATTGCTCCTATCATCTCTATCTACCTTCCATTTGTCATCTAAAGTGGCGAACCCCACGTAAGTTCCTACTACTGCAGCTAACGAATATACTACAGCTATTATAACATCGGACTGCGGAGCAGCGAGCTTGTTGAATACCGCTGCTATTCCGATGCCTATTATAGCACATAACGACACCCACGCCATAGCTCTGCGGTTTTTCCATCTGTCTATTTCATTAGGTTGCATAAGACATTTTCTCCAGATATGCCCAAGGATTTACCTTCTTTCCTTCTAGATCCATAACCTCGAAATGAACGTGGTTCGTGATCCCCGGGTAGGTGTCCGTCAGATCTTGGGCTAATCCTAACAGAGTTCCTTTGTCTACTTTGTTTCCCACCTCTACAGAAGGTTTCACATAGAAATATCTATACTTAATACCCTGAGGGGTTGTGACCTCTACATATCGATACTGTAGCTTATCTGCATATGGATACCCTAACTTCGTAACTTGCCCCGCGGACCCCGAATATATTTCAGTATCTGGGTAACAAGCGAAGTCAACGCCTTTGTGTTTACGAGAACCTCTTGGTGCCATCCATTTTCCTGATCCATGTGTGTCTGTTCCTCTTGTTGGTAATCCTGCTAATATCATAGGGGGCTCCTTATATTATAACATGCGCGTCATAGAGATAGAGATACTTAAAAACATCACTTGGATCCGCAACACCGTTGTTAATTATAACTGTATAGTTAACTATTATCTGAGCTGTTATTATAACATATATATCTTTTCGGGTTTGTAATATTTCCTCAGAAGGGTTTGGTATGAAAGTAGCTTCTAAGGCTTCTATTAATTCTTCAAAATCATACCCGCTTCCATCTTTAGAGACTAGGTGCAGGACTTTTATTTCAGCAGTTGGGCTAGTTGGGATAACCATAACAATTTTATCCCAATAATAACCCTCAGCGGCTAATAAAGATAAATAGTCTAAGTAGTTCCTAGTGTGATTTACATATACTGTCCCATCGGTATGAAATGTATTATCATAATTCCCGCTAGAACCTAGCCCAGTCCATTTATTATAAGTCTCCTCACTAGTAAAAACAGTGGGAGGTGCGACTCCATGGGCGTAGCTAATTTGCCTATCTAAAGTAATGTCACTTAGATCCAGAGAATAAGTGGTTGTACTACTAGTTGTAAGAGTAGCTGAGAATTCGGTGTAATCAGCGGGGGGGCTTTCCTCGGTAGGGGGACTATAAAAAACAGCCCCCGCAAGTGATACTGAATCACCTCCGGGGTTTATGAGATTGTTAATAGTTTCTGATGTTAGACTAGTATCTGCATCATTTAGGTCAGGGTACTCATAAATAGATTCTAAGTTGTACTCGTTGTCAAAAAACGGTGGGGTATTAGTATACTCATGTATTATACTACCGTCTCTATAATATGTTTCCTCAATGGGAGCGAAACCATCTTCCGACGGGGCTAAGGTAGTTAAGTATCTAATTTCAGGCTCTGAGATTACTATATCTAACTCTCTATCTATGTTAGTTACTGCAAAATAATAAGGGTCTACGGAATCTTTGAGCTGCGTAACTCTTGATTGTACCTCCCCTGTAGGAGCAGTATAGGTACGTATTCCTGCATTAGAAGCTAATATGTCTAAATCTACTGAATAGCCATTTGCTAAAATACTAACTCCTGTACCACTATCATTATAATAAGTAGTTTTTTCTACCCACTCTGTTGTATAAGCTAATTTATATCCGTCGTCTGTAAGAACATAATTACTTTGCTCAGAAGAAACAGCTCTTAGCCCATACTCTGTAACTCTGGTTACTGTTCTTGAACCTTGTGGGGAGCTAAACGCGAGCAAACTTTCTTCTCTAATAAAACAATCTTGCACAGCCCCAACGGATGGTTTACCTACTCCTAGCTCTGTTTCGTCGAAAGTGTTAGAATATACTTCTACTTCTTCTAGTTCAAGAGTGGGCCAAGGGGAAGTATCGGTAACTCTAAAATATTTTCCTGCCCTCATATAGATTAACTCATCTTGTTCTGATAATTCAAAAGTTTGGCTCGTAGGGAATAATAAAGCGTTTCCTACCGGGACGTTCTCCTCCAATATATTAGAGCCTAAATCAGGGATGCCGTGCGTCCAAGCCGTACCGTACTCGGTACGTGCTGCTACCATAGCGTCAAAGTATATTTGTTCTATATTATAAGTAGTAGGATTAGGTATTACTGTTGGGTTAGCTTCATCTAATTCTGAGAACCAAAACCCTACTCCATAATCAAACTGGTACCCTATCTGAGCGGCTCCGGCTGTATAAAGTATGATATAAAAGTCTTCTACTTCTACCTCATCAATAATCCTTGTTCGTTTTGCTATATATGTTTCAGGAGGTTTTAGTGTTGAAAGCACGGGTGTTACTAGAGCAAATACTGACGTAGGATCAAACGTAGGAAAGGTGCTTAAGTATTTTTTTAGGATTACATCTATCGAACGTCCTTGGCCTTTATCATAAAGGTACGTAAGGACCTTCAATAAGCGTTTCTTTCCTACTTTATTTGTATATTCTGTCTCGGATATGTAGTTATCAGTTAAATCAACAACAGGACTAACTCGCTTATTTGTTAAGTAGACCTGATATTCAATTGCTGATGAAGGGTATTGAATCACGTTGGAAGAACCAACTACTGGCACCATAAATGATGATGAGCCTTTAGTATATATATCCGCCCGAGCTATCCGGTTGAAGATCTGCATACGTATACGGACCCCTTTTTCTGGGTTAAGCCATTTGTTATACACACTTATGTGGTGCTTATCCCTATGCTTACCAGCAACTATAAGATTCCTTTCGGTGAAGTTACGCCATTTATCAGCTAGAGTTTTATCCCCATGCGTGAATATTTTGTTGTAGCGTTTCATTCTTCAGCCATAAAATCGGCGACAGCGGAGAACGGTTGAGTGCTATTACCGTAAGGTTCGTTCTTCTCCATTAAGTCTACCCATTCATTTCCTCCTTCTGTAAGCGCTTCTGCAAATTCAGTTACGCCATTTTGGTATGTTGGACCTAGGAAACTTTCTATCCCTGCTCCACCCATTCTGATATCTTGACCGGCGTCCGCGAATATCTGACCAAGGCCTAATAAGCCTGATCGTTGAACGCTGTTCATTGCACGATCTCCTAAGGACCTAGCAGGGTTGCCAGATGGGTTACCAACAGCTTCTCTAAACAGATCTCTGAACAAGTCAGATATCATCATCATAGGCGCGAACAGTGCTAAGAACATAACTGGTCCGTAGTTATTGTGCCCTAATGCCTCTGAGAAAGCTCTACGTAATATGTTATCGTGGAACGCATACATGAAAGACTTCAAGTGGAACACTAGAATAAAATGAGGGTCACTAGCCCAAATAGGTCTTTGTGCCGCGTTAGGTCTTAGTATAGAAGTATCAACAAACCTACTGATAGCAGCTTTGACTCTTTCGTCTGCTGCTAAAATTTCTTCATACCCTTCTGGTTTTTTACGTGCCATATCTGATCTTTCAGAAGAGGTTAATAGTTTGACCCCACCTGTGGCGTCTGTAATTACATCTCCTTCTTGTAGATTTAGGTCTTCCATATACCGGACACTTAAAGGGTTATTCATTTTACCATGTCTTTTCAAGAACTGCATACCACCAGATACCGCCATAACGCGGGTAAGCTTAGTTAGTTGCGTAAGACCAATAGACTTAAAGAAGAACTCATTAGCTCGTTTAATACCCGGAGTTAACCAAGTGGCACCATACTCCCATTCCAAGGCTTCATTCAAAACGTGCCCTTCAATGACACCCAGTGATTCTGCTATCTTCAGCATTTCAGATCTGTATAGTTTCTTGTCACCACCAGCTAGTTGTTGCACGGCGTTGGTTATCTCTTTAGCACCTGCTTTAAGTGCAGTCATAGCAACGTCCATGCTGCCACCGCGCACTGCTATACCTATAGGATCTACAAGACTCGTGAAAGTAGCTAAGCTAAGAACAGCGAAGTTCTGTGTAACTACTGCTGCACTGAATATTTTTTGTAGTGTAGGGTTGACTACTTCTCCCGGTGCTACTTCTATATAAATAAGATTGCCTTCGTCGTCCCTTTTATTTCTTATTTTACTAAAGAATTTCATTAGGCGTTGGTTGTTACTATAACCTAATTTACCTATCATAGCATCCACATAGTGATGAGCCATAGTAAGCTCTTCTTTAGTGGCACCGAATTCTTCAGCCGCTTCCAACAGGTCTTGAATAACGAGACCCTCGCTGCCAAACCTTTCAGTAAACTCTGAACGCTTTACTACTTGTCTAATATAAGAGTGCACTACATTGTCTATATCTTTAGAAAAGAATGATGTAAGCATCTCTTGGTCGGCTGCATTACCTATATCGGTTACGAAGCTCAATACGCGTTTGTTTATAGACCCCATGAATGGAGTGAACTCATTACGGTCTGGATTAATTTCTACGTCCGCGTAGCCATCCTTGTTGACGAGAGTATCTATAATAGACTCTACAAATTCTTCGGGTGTATCTACACCTATGTCTTCTAAGAATAGTTTCTCATCCTTTGGAAGATCTTTATTTGCTTTCGCCAATTTAACTTTAGCATTGGCTAAATTAATAGCTTCTATCTCAGCTTTAAACTTATCTTGAAGTAATAGATTCTTAAACTCATCACTGCGTTCTGCTAATTCTTTGCCATCATACACCCAAGGGAAATAGTCTTTTAAGAAGCCCACTTCTACACCTTTGTTTTTGCTGTACGCAGACATCTCTGTGAAAAGGTTTTTAGCTGCTCGCGCTCGTTGAGCTACTATATCGCCTTTAGGTAGAGCATTAAACTTATTAACATCTAGTAACACTTCATGTAAATCAGCTTTTTCAAACTCATCTAACCCTGTTACAAGAGAAGCCCACTTATTAGTAAAGAACCCTATCTTCCTAGTACGCGCTGTGAAGTATGTCTCTGATACCCCTGCGCTATTAGACGAACGTATGTTAAACTTGTTAGCCAACTGAATAAAGAAAGGGTTATTTGTAGCTCTCATGCGTGCGTCAGCAGTACGACCGAATGTATCCATAAGTGGATGCATCTTCTGAGAAGTAAAATCTACTATATTCTGTACTGCTCTTTTAGTGATAGTATCTCTTACCCTATTCTCCACTACGTAGTTCTTACTTATCTGGCGACTAGCTATAGCTGCGAATATCTTCTCTGCTTGGTGATGGTCTTGTACATACCCAAAGACCTCTTCTAGTATTTCGCTAATATAATCAAACACAGTTCTAGTAGAAGGTCCTGTGTTTAAGAAAGACTTACCTGTGGTTATATCAGTGCCAGCTAAATGGAACTGGTAAGCATATGCCATAGCTGCGTAAGGATCTACAGTAATCTCAAACTGTGCCTCTTTATCCTCAGCTAATAAATTATGTAGGCGTTTAAAAGTAAACCTGCTGCCTAGGAACCTAGCCATAGTTTTCTTATGCTCAGGTGACAACTCATTCATAAATACATCGCGTAGGGCTTCTTTAGCCTCTTCGCTGAATGGTTTTTCAGTTACTATTTTAGCAGCAGCAGCTAACTTCTGATCTAATTCTTCAGGCATACTGTTAGCCTTGTCTGTAAGATCGGCATTAAGAGTAGCTTTCTTGTTTCTGCTAATAACGTCATCTATATAAGCAGCAACAGTTACATCTGGACTAAACCCTAATGTTGATTTAGCTACTTTCAAAGCTTCAGCTAAAATATCTTTTAACCCTTTAAAGAACTTAGCTACTATATCAGTAGGTTCTTTAACAACAGGATTCTCTCTAGTCCATCGCGACATATGATCCGCGAACCATTCTTGGAAGTCGAGCAAATAAGCTAACTCGCTCTTTGATAAATTTTGTATGCGCTCTTGGGCAAGAGGGTCTGTCATCAGATTCACTGTTTGCTCTAGTGTCTTTTTACTAGCGAATGTGACTAGTACACTATCATTGTTTCTTAGTTGTGCTTCTCTCCATTGGAGATAGGACTCATGCATAGCTTCAAACAAAGTAGTATCTGTGCTGTCTACCATGGCCTTCATTTCTTTCGATAGGAGGGCGTGTCCCACTTCGTGACCTATTAAATCTTGGCGTAGAGTTTTGCTCTGTATTCTAGGATCTATATATATCTTTCCATTTTCTATGAACGCCCGCGTACCTTGGACAAACGCACTTATAGCTTTAGGGTGATTTATTACTTCATCTAAAGCGGCCACACTAAGGCCTTCTAATCCTAGTTTCTCACTAAGTTTATTTACCATGAATGTTTCAGAGCGGTTAACTCTTCTGGTTACTTCCGCTTCTTCTACTGAGAGTTCGAAAGACTCTCCCGAGTTTAAGCCTATAGCAGCAGACTGGAATGTGTCCCCATATTTAGCCTTATTTAAGGCCTCTATTACTTCACTTATCTCTGCAATAAGTTTGGCTCTAACCTGATATTCTTTCTCGGTTACCGCGTATCGTACAGTTTCGGTTTTTATGGCGTGGGCTAGTTCTTTTTCTAGCTCTCCTAACTCCTCTGTTTTAAGTCTTATTTGCTCATTTCTAGCTCGTACCTTCTTAGCTCTCTCTTTTTCATTTAAGTTTCTTGTTTCTATATTAAGCGCTCGAAGCTTTGCTAACTCCGCTTTAGTAGCTTGTATCTTTTTAGATAAAGGCAGTTTAACTGATTTAGGGGAATCTATTAACGTATTATAAAGTCCTTCCAATCTCTTCTCTAGCTCCTTTATCATAGGAGATTCCCTATTAGCAGGGCCAGTAGTACCACCTTGATCTGACAAAGGTTGCTTTTGTCTTACCTGCTTCATTAGATCTTTTGATTCTAAAGAACCAGCTGTAGTAAAATTTAACTGCGCAGCAGCATCTCCTTTATCTGAAGTATCTGAATCTTGGTTAGAGCCTAGCTCTTGGCTACCTTCAGCGTTGTTGATGAAGTCATCTATTAAAAAGTCAATACTACCTTCAATGTCTGGATTTTCTTCTAGCTGAGAAACTTCATCAAATAAGTCTCTTATCCTAGGGTTAGTAGTTTCATCTACTTTCACGAAATCGGACAGCGCATTTGTATAAGTAAATCTTTCTGATATTTCTCCCTTGCCTGCATATTTTGATTTAGCATCTCTAGTTCTTATAAGCGCGGCGATAGCTTTAGGTATAGCCTCATCCTGAGAGCGCACAAACGTTTCGGGGAGAGTCGCGATTATCTTCTGCATCTCCTCGAATGTCATGTTAGGGCGACCATCTCTATGGAACACTATTTCTTTAGGTCCCATTATATTGTTAAAGTCTGTTTCTCGGAGCTTAAGACCGTTTTGGTTAAGGGAAACAATGCCCTCTAAGAAAGCTACCGCTATATCTACATCTGATGCGGTTTTTTTGTTAACTTGCAGCTTGTTAAGCATACGCCTAATAAGGCGTGAAGGTTTGATATTGTAAACTCTATTAGGATTTCTAGGTTTACCAACACCAATAACCCTAGCCTCCGCGGTGTTGATGACTCTTACTTGGAACTCATTTCCCCCTCTTTCTCGTTTACCATTAGGGTTAACCGCTATAGCTTCTTCGAAGTTACCAAAGTCCCCTTCGTTGCCTAATATTTCTGCTTCACTCAAACTTACATCTGCTGGGTCTATACCTTCTAATGGGTTAGACACAACCTTTATAACATGAAGGTTTTCTAACACAGCCATAGATTGGGCAAACGTTGGTTCTTTCGTTCCTTGGAAAGGTTTAACTAACCCTTGGATCTTAGTGTTATTAGGATTCTTAGCTATTAGGTCCTTTGCTTCTCGTTTAGCTATACCCTTTATCACCCTTCTAGATAACCCTCTATCCTTCAAAGCATCAGCCATAGTAGATGGTTCATACACAGCGTTTTTATTCTGGGATTCTAGTTTAGCTATTCTATCCTTAACTGTGGATAATTTAATAGCCCCTGTTTTTATCTGGTTACCTTTGCCATCAATTCTCTCTCGGTCATTCTTGAATATAAACCTTTCCCTTATATCAGCGGAGAATTTACTAGCCACAGAATCTTGTAAGCGTGCATTAGCGTCTTCTTGAGATATAGTTTCCCTATATTCCAAATTGTTAAAGGCTTCTTCCTCTTGTATTATTCGGTCTTCGTTTACTTCTTCCAGTAAATCTTGTACATTATCTATCTCTGTTTCTCTTATAAAAGACTCTCTTCTAGCATCTTTTAATCCTCTTTTGTCAGCTTCCTTTATTACCTTATCACGTTGACCGAATGTTTCTCTTAACTCATCTATTACTTCTTCAGTGGGCTCTACCTTACCCGCAGCTATATCCATTATAACGTTTATATTGGAAGATGTTAATGTGGTGCCTCCTGCTTCATCGGATCTCTTACGTAAGAAAGCTGCTGTGGTATCGATGCCACCTAACCCTCTAGCGTGCTTAACACCTAAGTCGTGTACCAATTCTCTTACATCAGGGTCGTCCAAATCCTGAGGATCTATATTCGCGGCTTCTGGTATATCCTGCATTAACTTTAGTTGTTCTGACGCGCGTGTTATAGCTAACTCATCTTCGCCCTCTATATCATCCATAGCATCAGCTAATGGGTCAGAGTTAAAGTTAAGTGCTGAATTCGCTATAGACGCTCCACCACCAATACCGCCGCCAAATATGGCGCCACCTGCGGCAGCAGTAAGTATCTCATCTATGCCTTCTTCTGTGAATATCTCTCTGTTCTCATTTACGAATTTAATTGTGGCTCTTTCAATAATTGTTTGAGCTGTCTCAGTTCCGGCTTCTAGTAACCCTTGTTCTGTAGCATCTTTGAGAGCTCTCTTTATGAAGTTACTACCAGCTTTACCGGCACCAAACTTACTTAATACATTTACTACAGGCAGGCCTTCTAAAACACCAGCCGTTGTACCACCAGCAATAGATATACCTGCTAGTTCTCTAAGAGATCTACCTTTTTCGTCTGCTTCTACTGCCTCTGGAAATATAGAACCTGTCTCAACGCCTGCACCTGCGCCTACGATGCCAGCAGTGGCCGCTTGCTTAGCTGTAACAGCACCCGCGAGTCCGAGTCCAGTTCTGGCGGCAAGGGCGGTAGGGGCTCCTAGTGCTAGAGCCCCGAACAAGGGGGCGTTAGTACCTAAAGTATTAACTACGAAGTCTGTTAAGTCTTCAAAGGTTTCTACTTGGCTAACAGTGGTAACTCGGTTCTGGGACCTAGATAACACTTCTTGCGAATCGTGTATTAACCCTAGTTTTTTTCGGGCGTAATCATCTTGCCCTAGCACAGCAGCGCCTGCAGCCGCGGCTCCGCGGGCTGCATTGGTAACATTCTTTGCGCCGGTGTTAAGAGCATTACTAAGCTGCCCAGAGGCACGTAATCTTAAAGGTGCTTGTGAACTAGTATTAGGTAACTCTGTAGGCGGTAACGGGTTAAACCGCGCCATATTATTATTCTGCTCCTGCTTGTTTTAATCTATCTAGTTCTAATATTAAAAATTGAGCTTCTCTCTCGGGTAGATTTTCAATAGATACAGCCGCTTCATCATCTACATGAATAACTTTATCTTTTATAGATACTCTAGCTAACGATTCAGAAGGGGTTCCGGGGAACGCGAGATCTTGGCCAAAGAAAGTACCTTCTCCAAAAATTTCATTCATCGTACTACCTTCCGCTTCAGCTATTGCCCTAAGTGTTTTTTGTGCTACAGCTTGATATACTTGGCTCCCCGGTCCTTCCTCAGAGGCTCGTTGGAACGCTATGTCTGCTTGTGCGGGATTCTTGTCTAAGAAATCTACTTCCACCTGTAGCTGTTTTTGTCTTTCGCCCGCCTGTTCGACACCTGCTTGCCGTTCTTCAAGATCTTGCTTACGCCTAGCTAAACCAAACTCACCTTCTGCTTTTCTATTATCAAATTCTTGTTGTCTAGCTTCGGCTCCTGCGGCTAGTCTACTTCGAGATCCTTCCTCCGCCGCGACTGCGTTATTTATATTAAGAATCCCCGCAACAGCTCCACCTTGTAAGGCTCTACTACGTCCTCCGCGTAATTGCTCCCCGCCTTCTACTTTTGGAGCAGGTCCTTGTGGGCCTTCACTAGGAGCGTTGAATAAAGTGTCTCTTATAGTAGGTAACTGCGGACCTTGTGGCCCAAACCTCGAAGGTTCATTTGGTATACTTGAACGTAAGAACCCTGTGCCCTTTGGTAAATTATAAGGGTTAGGAGAAGTGCCTCCTTGTTCTAGTACTTCATCTATACTCCGCCCACCTAATGCTTGTCTCTGCTGACCTTGAGTAGGATCTGTTGTAGTTATAGGTCTAGCTGTTTTGTTAAGAGGCGTTTCATTTTCAAATTCAGAGCCACCAAATTCTGGAAGAAGGCCAGCTATCCTATCCCCTTGGCCAAGAAGAGCTGCGTTACCTATATTCCTTAAAGTTCCTAACCCAAAATCACCGGCATCATTACCTGTTAACTTATTATCATCTATAGTCCCTCCGGGATCCAACGCTGACTGGACTGTCCCAATTGCAGTTGCTACTGGTAAAGAACCTTTAACAAGTTTACCAAATCTTCCAAATCTTCCTTTTCCTTTACTCAGGTCGGTGTTTGTAACAGCGGGAGGAGGTTTTTGCCCGGGTTTCGTTTTTGAATTATCAAAAGCAAATGGATCTCCTTTTCCACCTACTTTTTTTCCTTTCAAATACTCCTTACGTTCCCCCCTGTTACGTAGTTTCGTCCGTACTTTTGCGGCTCCTTTTTTTGCACCACCTGTAACAGCGCTGACCGCTTGGCCAAATCTTTTACGTGCACCGTCGAAAAAACCTGTTTTTTCATCTGGTATCTTAGTCGTCATATTAGTCGTCATCTGATGTTCCTTGTAAACTCTTCATTGATTGTGCTGTTGATAATAGAGAGTCATATGCTATAACACCCGTCTCAATACCTTTTAATCTTAATTCCGCAGCGGCCTTTAATTTCTCTATTTGTAATCTAGCTGCCTCTTGGTCTAGAGAAGTTTCTTGCTCTTGCGCCTTATTAAACAAATCCCATGCGCCTTCTAAAGAACTAAAGAAGGAAGACCATCCTGCTATATTAGCCTTATATGCGTCTGTATCCGATGCGTATGTGGTTGTAAGAGACGCTACTCTGGCTACCTCAGTTCTGAGCTCTTCTTGGTATTTAGTTATATTAGCATTATATACTCTTAAGTCTAGCTCTTTAGCTCTTATCTGTGTTTCCACATTCTGTATCTCTACTGTGGTTTGAGTAGCTGCAGCGCTTACTTGAGTTCTATAAGCATCCACCTGTGACTTAAATATCTCAGTTTTAGCGAGTTCTCCTCTTATAGCAGACTCATATAAACCAACTTCTGTTTTACGAGCATCTACTTGAGCTACAAATGCCTGTATCTGAGAAGTATACTGTGTTATCTTAGCTTGTTCAATAGATACTTGTATCTCTGTAGCTCTTAGCTGGTTCTGGTATACTCGCACTAGCGCTTCTACTCCGGCTATTTGGGAGTTATATATTTCCAACTGTATTCTGTTAGCTTCTTGTTTAGCGATAGATGCTTCTACTTGCGTTTTAAATATCTGAGTTTGGGCTATAAGGCCTTGTATTTCAGCTTGGTAAGAATCAGTGAATGCTTTATAGTGTTCAAGCTCAGTATTAAACCTTCGCACTTGAGCGTCAAATATCTTAATAGCAAATTCTGCGCCGAACTGTTCTACCCGCAATAAACGTTCTTGCCTGAACCCATAGTCTGTAAGCAACATCTGATTTACTGTAGTACCTTGGGTAAGAGCAAACTGCCTAGCTTGTCGAAGTATATCAGCGCGTTTTATATTTATATCTCTGTTTACATCTGATAACTTATTTTGTAGATCTTGTTTGGCTTGGTTTACTAACTCAGCCATCGCGCCTGTAGGTAAGGAATGCCCCTTAGTAGAAAAGCTTCTTATCACTTCTCCTTCCTGCGCTATAGCGGCTCTTACTTCTCTATCTTTAGTCCGCTCATATAAGGCTTCTTCGTCGACTGAGGCTACCCCATATCCACCGTCAGTTAAATCTGCTTTTAATAACGCCTGTACTAAATCTAGTACTTCATTCTCATAGCCCTCGTCTGCATATTCGAAAGTGTTACTAGGTGCTAGCAAATCTGGTATATCTGGAAATTGCTCAGAGAACTTAGGTATTGTTATCGTAGGGGCAGAAGGGAACTCCACATCTGTTAAAGTTGGGAGATCGGGTAATACAACATCGTCTGCCACGGGTGCGAATATATCGTTAACTGTAGGAGCACTTGGCTCTGTTGGTAGTAATAAGCTAGGTGCTGCTGGTATAGTTACTTCAGGTGCTGCCCCTTCAAACCCGGGCACTGTTATAGGGTTAACTGTGTCAATACCTGAAACATCTGGCACACTGCCTGTTGCTGTGGGGCTATTAAACGTTGTATTAGGTCTTGTAGGGGGATTGTTTACTACCGATACAAAATCTGCGTAGTTTGGGGTGTACGCGAACACTCTCCCCCCGGGTATTGCTACATTAAAAGCTACAGTATCCACGAAATTACGAAGCTGGTCAATAAAGGACGACACACTTTCACCATAGGTGGTTAACTGTTCCTGCCCTATTGCTAATAATTCTGCATTGGTTTCCGTAGTCATTAAGTTTTCCTTTCAGTGGATCGATAAAGAGTCTTTACATCTTCTATTAGGAAGTCCGACCCTGCTACATTCTTCATCCCTATTTGCCAATAACGTGATTTTATGCCCCTTGCTGGGGTAACTCTACTGGGTTTAGAGCCTGAATCATGGGCAATACGCTTTACAGCATACTCTCTTTGACTATCTTCTCCGTCGTTGTTCAGTATCATTTCCATATCTCCGTCAGATTTATAGCCCACATATACTTGGTCCAAGCGTTTTATAGTGGCATCGTCCAGATCATCGTACCCAGTTAACCATTCTGCGGCTATATTTGTACCGGCATCGTTGCAGCCGGTTAGCTCAAATATCCCGGCGGTAGTAACCCCATAGAATTTACCATCGAATTCCCCTATTTCTAGGTAATCGTAATTCAGGTAGTTGGTAACTGCTCCGTTCTCAGTGTTCAAAGCATAGGTTGTTGTCACATAATCTACAGCATTTACAACAAACGCTACTGTTATAAGCGCTGGAATCTCTACATCTACTGTAGAAAATACATCTGAGAACCCTACTATCTCTGCGGTCAGGGCTGGTAATATTTGACTAGCTGTAGCAACACTTCCGGATGCTACAGATATTGTAGATGCTAAAGGTCTAAATTCAGCCTCTAAGGTGCTGTCTATACCTGTGATAGCTTTAGCAGTTATTCGTACCTTTGGAATGCTTCTAGCTAATGTAAAAACACCTAAAGTTGAAACCGCTGAGTTAATTGTTATGCTAGGAAGCTTACGGTTTACAGTAGCTGTAGCAGAACCATACATAGCGGCATTTACAGTTAGCTTTGGCAAACTTCCGCTGGCTGTAATACCTCCGCGTGTTTCTATAGTAAGTGCTGGAATAGAAGCGTTTGTGGATAAAAGCGATCCAGCCGCTAGAGCTGCAGCGCCTGTTAATTTAGGGAACTCCGTAACCCCTAATAAAATAGGAGCGGGTATTATAACACCTTCAGAAGTTAATAATGGTAAAGTAGCATCACCACGGAAAGTATCCAAAACTGTGGCGGTACCGGAGGCTGATAAGGCCTGTATTTCTGCCCCACCAGCAGCGTGAATAGTAGTTCTAGCTGTTGCAGTTATAGAAGGTGTTGCGGTAACCCCGCCTGTAAGTAGAGTGGGAAGAGTTCCTGTGCCCTCTGACCCTAGCCTTAGTGTAACACCACCATCAACATGCCAAGTGGATACTGCAGTACCTGTTATAACTGGGGTTATTTCAACTATGCCATCAGCAAATAACTGAGTAGATCTAGTAGCTGTACTGGTTACACCAAGAACCATCTCGGCTCCACCAACACCGTGTTCTGTATCATTAGATGCAGTGGCATCAACAGCTAAGGTTATTTCAACTGCGCCTGCAGTAGGTACAGGAGCGGTCCATGCACTAAACCCTGTCGGAGGCGTATAAGTGAAATCTGCAGGATCTGTATATATTTTAAATATAGGGTAAAATTGTGTTCCATCTGGCCTAGCGATTATAGTAAAACCAGAGCCTGTTAATGTCCCATGTTCTCCGGTACCGGCTACAGGGTCCCCACTATCGAACCAAGTATTAGCCGCCCCATACCATATTTTATTGGTGTCGAAGTTTACTGCGCAATGAAATACTGTGCCTTGTGTTTGGGCTGTCCCAATAGACGAATCATAAGTTGAACCATCATAGCCATCTGCTACACCCGAACCATTGCGTACCATCCAAGTATTGGCTGAAGAAAATGGTGCGGTAGTTGTTAGATCAAAAGAACTATTAGCTACACCGAACTCTACTCTTTCTGTGCCGCCCGTAGGTCCGAGATCTGCAAGTTCAAAATAATATAATCCTGATGACTTAGGGCTGTTAGTTTGAGCTGTATCGAAAGAGCTACGATAAGTTATTATAGATCTAGTTGAGTCAGGGACTGCACCTATAGGTAAAGTAGTACTATCTGACTCAACCTGCTCGAAAGTATCGAAATAAGCGTAGGTAGCATTTATATCATTAACTGAATCTGTCCACCCAGTGAACCCGGATGTAGGCGTATCAGAAAATGCTGATGCCCCGAAATTAGCGGTTACTGTATTAGCCCCACCTGCGTCTTGGTCAATATAGACAAACGGTGCCCATAGATTTCGAGCAAATTCAGCGTCTGCTGAACCCATAACTCCTTGGGTTGTGCCGTTCTTAAAAAATTCTACGGTCTCATTAACAAAATCTACTTCACATGTAATTCTGTCACTTGTGGTATAAGTAGCCCCATACGCTGAGGAAGTGCCATGTATATTTTTTTGACCATCACTGAAATATAGAAAGTTACCAGTAGATGTTGATATTCCTCCTGCTACAGGTCTACCATGGACTGCTATCCCTAGACCTATAACTTTACCTGTTCCATTATGCGCATCTACATCAAATTCGAAATGAAACTTTTCAGTGTTATAGGTAAAATCTTTACCAAATACACCTAGCGTGTTGCCTCCACCTGAGGCTACAGACGTAGTGAGATCACCACCAGATAAAGTATTACCTGTAGCTACATGTGAGGGATTAAAAGTTGTATACGTAGGCATACTTTAACCTCCTGTATAGGAGGTCTCATCTTTATCAAAGAGGCACAACCCTTTCATGGGCTGCGTTTACTCTATGCTTACAGAAAAAGTATCTACTACTATTGGATCGCCTATTGTCAGAATATTGTTATTGATAACAATATCAGTCGTCGCAGTACCAACAGTTCCGTCGATTCGTCTGAAAGTAGTACTAGCCCCAGTTTCTGTACTTAATGCATAAATACGAAACCAAGTAGCAGTACCAGACGCATCAGCTGATGTATCTTCCCACGTACCTGCTTTTGCTATCGCCCCCGCTACTGCGGAAGCTGCGAACGCATTAGTAGTTGGCAGTACAATAGTAGCCAATACAGTACCTGCACCTTCTGTGGTATCGGCATCAGTTGGTTGAGTACCAGAATACATAACTAACTGTGCGGTCGCGCCATCAAACATAGATGTCATGTCTGTGCCATCAAGCAGTGCGTTTTTTAAACCTGTTGAAAATTTTGGATTAAGTGCCATTATCGCTCTCCTTAGCTAGCTGGTAAAGTGATATCGAACTGGCTAACAGTTTGCACTGCTGGAGCCACTAGTGAAGTACTAGATATGTTCATGTCCGCACCACTTACGGCTATAGAGCCATCCAGACGAATCTCTGTAGTAGAGAGCGTATCAGGATCACCTGCTGTAGTAATTAGTCGGAAATAACCTGCAGTACCGTTAACAAGAGTAGTACCCTGCCACGTCTCTGCTACTGCCTTTGAAATAACACCCGCTACAGGCGCGTCGAAGGTTAGTTTGGTTCCACCACCATTTACTGTAATAGTTACAAGTAAGGTACCTGTTGCAGCTGCATCCGCTGTTGCGGGCTGTGTACCAGAATATATGTTTATAGAAGACAAGTTGTAAGTGGACAGAAAATCATCTGTGCCCAATAACTGTTGTCGTAGTCCTGTTGATAATCGTAATGCCATTATGGCCTCCTTAGCTAAGAATTAATAACCGATACGTAATGGTTCTGCCCATCCTCGTGTCGGAACATTGCGGTGCCTTTCAAACCCTTCAGTACGTCTACTTTACGGGCAGTAATATTTACTATACTTCCGTCGGCCTGTCCAATACAAATCCCTTTATGGGACGTCCACATAGGTAGACTATCTACACCCTCATTAGTGCCGAAATACTCAGCAGGAATATAAGATAATGTACCCGGTACTACACCAGCATTCGTTGTGTCATCTACGCTAGCCTGAGCTATATCGCTACCGGAATAATAATTAGTTCGTTTAGTTGTGCCTATAAAGACCCCATTCTCCCCCGGTGCTATCATAGTGATGGCTTCTGGGAGTATAATAAAGTTGTATCTTTCATCCCGTTCTTCATAATCAAATGGTTCTGAGTATACCACTGTGTCTCCACATGCGTACAGCATTCGACCATTATAAGATGCAGCATCCGTAAATGCTGGAATAGGCTTGTGGTACTGCCCTAATAAAGGCTTCTGTAGAGCATGAGTAGTGTCTCTAAATGTGGCTGAAGAAAACCCATTATCGACTACAGCGGCTAAGAAGTACTCCATGCCATCAGTAGTGGTTAGATACACATTTACCTTTTCTACATCTACATCAGAAGACATCGGTATACTGTTAAATATAATACCACTATTATCTTCTGTCAAATTTATAAGGGCCGGGTCTCCCGCTCCGCTCTCCTGACCGTTATCTCTCTCATAGGTTAAAACTACTTGGTATCGACCTTTAGGTAGGTTACCAGTAGTAGCGGATAAAACAGCAGATCCCGGGCGATTTAAGCCCAAGGATCTGCTGACCCCCCCAGATATAACACCAGTCACAAATCCGTCGGAATAATATGTTTTTCCGTTCAGTGTGTGTGCTGCAATGTTACCCCCAGTTCTGAGATCGGTGCGTATAAGTGTTGAAATTGTTCCATCATATTGATAGAGATTGGCCCCAGTAGTATACAAGAATATCTCGTCATCTATATACGCCGAATCTATAGTAGCCGCTAAAGAAGCAGTATTACCTTTTCTCCTTTTAATCTTTTTATCAGCGGTTATGTCTATGTTTTCTGCTTTTGTAAAAGCTTTAAACCCTATCTCGATAGGGTCTTGTACTGTAATTAGCCCATTAAACTCACCAAAGTTTTGAGTCCTATTGTCTAGAGCCATTAAAGGCCTCCGTACTCAACAACACGGGCTGGCTTGTACCTCTTCTTTAATTCTTCCTGAATCTCTCTAGTCTTTAGCATGAAAGATGATCTGAACAGTTCTGCTTTTTCCTCATTGAAGATATCAGCATCGTGTTTTTTGTACGCATAATGCTGCATTAATTCTAGCATTATATACTGATGCTCTATCTCGGTTACTTCGAGAGCATTAGCTTTAGTAACTATGTCCACTAGTGGATAACGTATTACCGTCATATTAACAGTGTCATTAGCTATAGGTATAGGAACGAGCCGAGCTTCGTCTTTTTGCCAGTTAGTAACCAGTATCCGTGGTGTCCCGGTTTGTTCCTGCCAGTTAGAACTGAAGCTCAGGCCGTAGTCTTCATTTATCCAACCTGAATCAATCTCTTCATGCTTAAGTAGAACTACCTTATATTTGGTAGATGCCATTCTCGCACGTTTGATTTTGATTATTAGTGGACTCATTGGAAGCGAAGGATCATCAGCAGTAACTGGTGCGTCCACAATAGCTGTGGTAGAACTGTCGATGAATATTTCTGTCTCTCGTGCAAAAGCCCTTTGGGCTAAGTGCATGTAAGAGTATATCTCTAAATCAGTCCAAAGAGAATCTGAGTCGTCGCCATCACCGGGTTGTTCCGGATCGTCGGCAACAGCTCTAAATAAATTCTTTAGTTCTTCAGTCGTCATTTATTTTTTCTTGGAATGTTGCCCAGTAAACGTCTCGCTCTTTGGCCTGCACATCGAACTCACAAATCTGTGATAGTGCTTTAACTGTAGGTGCGCCATTACCACCGAAATCTCCTCGCTCATTCCGAGAATACATTAGTTCAAGAGCGTCCATGACTGCTGCGTCTCTAGCAGCGCCTTTAGGGGTCTCTTTAACTTTGGGTGCTGGAATCTCTGGTGCGGTTTCTCCTTCAACTACTGTTGCGCCAATATATAAAGCTTCTTGGTACATAGGGAAAGGCACGTTAACTTCTTTATCCTTTTCGAAAAGAATAATAGGCCCATTAATTGAGGCTAATCTAAAATTGCGGTTTAATACCATCTTAGGCATAGGGGGTTCTCCTTAGATAAAAAATGGGGGACCGAAGTCCCCCGAACAGTGGTTTTTTAAGACTGCACTGGATGATTTTCGTGAGCTCTACCTTCGATGACATATTGAACTGCCAGTCTAGCGGTACCTACTGTAGGTGCGCCAACATTAGTCAATACTACATCTATGGTGTCATACGTGGAATATTTATACCCCGTAAGATCAAGAGCCGTTGCACCGAGAGTCTTCATATCTACAGTACTAACTGTATAACGATTCGGATCAACCGCGTCGCCTACATCCAGAGCTGCTGTAGTTGCTGAGTCCCATGCAACGTCTACCATTACAGAACCGCCGATAATCGTCGCATTAGGCGGGATATCGATTGCTGCTGTAGCAGTCGCTTCAGTTGGGTCTCCAAAAGAGAATTCAACTTCTGCGTATATAGGCCATTGGCGGCCTCCATCTTTAGTAATTGCCATTTGAAAAGCCTCCTTAAATAGCTGTGTCTAGTACCATAACGCCAAAATCCTCGTCAGTACCATTGATTGCGCTTCGGAAAACAGGTTTCTTCAAACCACACATTTTGCCTACAGAAATAGCTTGTTGGTTTTCATAGTCAAAGCCTTTTTCCACCCAGTACGGATCGCCAATATCTGCAAAACCCATGGCCTGAGCGCCTGCGAAAATGATTCGTTGACCTTCAACGTCATTACTACCACCCCATTTATCAACACCAGAAGTAAGACCTTTGGTGTTATAAACATGACGGTACTCGTGAAGCATTAAGCCATCTACCATAATACCGGTAGTTTGACCCTTGAAGATAGGATTATCTTTAGAGCGAGGCATTGCGTGGCGCCAAGCTTGTAGGAAATCCGAATCCTGTTTTAGTTGAGCAAAGCCTTGAGGAGTCATGAAAACATGATACAGCTCTAGACCTTCTTCGCCTCGAATAGGGCGTAAGAACTGGTCTTTAGCGTAAGCTTTCATTTCTACTAGCATAGCCCATGATGGTACATCCAACGCATCTACAGCGGCTGTATTACCAGCTTCGAGACCCGTGGTTACATCCCATCGTCGATGGCGATTTGCTGTTGGAGCAGTTACATCAGCAGCGTACTCCAAGAAAGGCAAGTCAGAGCCTACGCGAGCCGCACCATTGGTTTGGTTTGCATAAGAAACACCTGACAGAGTTAGAAAAGCTAATTGATCTAAACGATCAGAAAGCCAGTATGATAGTACATCTTTGGAGTTATCACGAAACGTGACAACAGATTTTTGGTCAGCCATACGACCTTCGTGGCGGTTAGCATGACGAATCTGATCGATCTGGATCACTTGGTCATAACTCTTGAGAGCTTCTTCATTACCCTCTAAAGTACGATCACCTGCGATACCATCACCTTCAAGATCGGCGACTAACGTTAATACAGCACGAGCTCCTTTGTGATCTTTCTTAAGTTCACTGATTCGTTGAATCATAGAAGTGTTGCTATCACCTGTGAAGTTGTTCATGAACATGTTGTTCCGAGCTGCCTTCCAGATGTCGCGCTGCCACATCGTCAGTTGTTCTGACGTTAAGTTGGCAAAATTAGTTAATGACATACGGTTACCTCCTAAGTAACACGATTAAAAGTATTTATCCCTTCTGAACTGTCGTGTCAGTAATCCCGTATGTCGAATCTTTATCGAGGTTGCGATGCTCGTCTGGTTATCGACCCAGCACGTATAGTAAAAGACTACCTTTATATTAAAAAGTTCCCGGGTCCGAAGACCCGGGAAAGGGGAGCTACTACACGAAATCGCCTCTTAAGCGTTTACGAGTTTCTTCGGGTAGTTCATCTAAGTCCTTATCTGTTAATTTGTTTACATCCAGCTCGCCAGCGGAACCTGCTTTATTAGCATCTAAGCCTACTCCAGCGTCATTAGGGGGTAAATTATTGGCATCTTTTATATTCTTCTCGATGTCAGTAACTTTCTTATCTATACCCTTTTCGTCTGGTGCAGCACCTAACACATAATTAACAGCCGCAGTTGTAGCCTTAGCTGGGGTATACCCCTTAAGCTCTAAAGCATCAGCTAGTTCGTTAACCTCTCTGACAATATCTTCGTCATAGGAGCCTTCTTTCTCATGGTTAAGTATATCATACTTTTCTGTGAGAGTTTCTATAGTCCGGTCTAGCTCGGTGTCTTGCTGGCTCTGAACCCGGGTAGTATCAGCTGTTGATGATATTAGCTCTTGCGTTTGTTGTCGTGATAATTCGCGCATCTCTTTATTAAGAGCCGCTACTTTCTCCGCGTCTGCGTCTTTAATAGCATCTGCTACTTCTTTATCAATTGCTTCGAACCTAGCATCATAATCGAAACCTTCTGGACTAGGGGTTGCCTTGTCCTGTTGGATAGCTTGGAGTTTAAGCTCTAGTGCATCTGCTCGATCTTTCTCTTTCTCAATTTGTCGATTCTTAAAATCGAGGCGAGACTTAGGAACCATGAAGTCTTTCTTACCTTCTTCCTTAGGTTCTTCTTCGGGTTCTTCCTTAGGTTCTTCCTTAGGTTCTTCCTTAGGTTCTTCCTTTGGCTCTTCTTCTAGTTCATCGCCTCTATCTTCTTTACCGCCACCTTCTTCAACTACGCTGAACGTAGCGAAGGCTAAAAACCACTTTAAATACCACATATCATCTACCTCCTAGGTAGTTATCATCCAGATTTTTGTTAGCTAGAAAACTTACTAACAGCTTTGTTCCATTTCTCAATAGCTTCTTTGGCTATTTCAGTTTGTGCTGCTACAACTTCTTCAACTTGCTTACAAGCTATTTGTGCTTGTTCTGTAAGCAACTCAAGTTGTGAGTCGAATAGATCTTTAATACCCATAGTACATTTACCTCTCTTAGTTAAAAATTATTTAAACCTGTTCATACGCCTGCCGTTTTCAGCGAGCTCTTTTTTCTTCCGATCTTTATCCTTTTTGTTCTTAAAAAAATTCTTAGCCTTATCTACTTCCCTTTTTAATCTATCAGCAGAAAAATCTTTAGGAGCGCTTCTTAGTGATTCCATTACTTGAACCTCTTCCTTTTTGGCTGTATTCTATTAGAAATTTGTTGACCTACCTTACCTGCTAAATTCCCTGTTAGGTCATTACCTAATCTATTAAGTGTACTCATTAGAGCTTGCGTGGGTACGTTATTTCCCGGCATACCTTCTACAAATTTATCTGGATCTTGGTATGCTTCCCTAGCTGAGTTAACCCCACTGAGAGCGCTAGCTATCGTGCCTACTCTACCAAGGCCTGCTTTTATAGAGTTACCTGATCTTATTAGAAAAGGCTGTTTTATACCTTTTTCGTTCTTCTGCTCCTGTAATGCTCTCTGTCTTTCAAGAGGTGCCGGTCTAGCTGCCTTTCTAGCTGCTCTCGCTTGACGAGCTTCTGCTTTCGCTTTAGCGGATGCTGCTTCTGCCGCCGCCTGCCGTTCTAAAACCTTACGCTTATGTCTTCCCTCTCTGAACTCGTTGAAGTTATCGCCGAGCTTTTTACCAAAATATATGTCAGAAGCTAGCCCTAGTACTGGGTTTAATTCTGAAGCTCCTGCTATTATACCAGCTTCGCCGATCCTTGCCAAGGCTTTCTGTCTGTCAGTTCTTTTATCTTCAGCCATTCTATTTAAATCTCTTTTTTCTAAGGGCTAAGCCCCTTTTAAGTAGGGGCATCGCGTTTAGAATAGAAGAGCTTTCATCCTCTCCTGATATAGCGTTACCTACATTTCCTGCTTGCCCAAAGGTTATATCATTACCTAAGTTCCGTAAACCTGATGTAATCCCCTGAATAAATTTATTTGGTCCTACCCCATTATCAAAGAACTGCTTTGGGTTATCCACTGCATCTTTTACAGAAAGCCCTGTGCTAACAGCCCCTGCAACAGGGCCACCTTTTGTCGCCAGCGACCGCAGCAGTTTTTTTCTAGCCACCATTTTTTCAAAAGTCTTTAAGTCTTTAGCTCTTTGCTCAGGGGACTTAGCTCTGAATTTTTTATCCATTTCTATTCTTTGCTGCTTTGATAAATGAGATCCTTTATTCGCATTCTCAAGTATCTTTTGCTCCTTCCTGTCGCTAGCTGTAGTTGCACTAGCGAGGGGTTTTCTCTGGTCCTTGTCAAACAGTTGTTGCGTTATAAGGTGGTCGCCTAGCTCTTTCCCGAAAACCTTTCTCATTTTGCTTCTGCGTTCTAAGTTCTTGTTAAGAGCTTTCGCTATGCTTTTATTTTTTGTGTCCTCCACTCTTCTCGCATTACTCTCCATTTTATCCACGGTGTCGTTATCTAGTATAGATCTAAGTACTTCATTACTCCGTGAAGGAGGGGGTCTTTTGGCACCCCTTATTTGCTCAGGTTTTTGGTTTTCTGGTTTAAACTTATCATTAATCTCCGGAAATTTCTCACGTAGCGCGGTCCTTCTAGGAGGGCTTAAATTACTTTTCCTAACCTGCTTATTCGCTTCTGTGGGTATATTAGTGGTTGGTAAGTCTGCTCTTTTATTTATCCGGGCGTTACGTTCTAGCTTCCTTTTTTCCGCCGCAGTTAAACCCCCTCGGTCTGCGAGGGCTCTCCGGTCTTGACTCTGCCTTTCCATTACCGATAGTTCCCTATCAGTAAAGGGGCTTTCACCGGGTTTTGTTTTATTACCCTTACCCACTCTTCTTCTCCAATTTAGCTGCTGGCGCTGGTTTTTGTTCGGCTTCTTTCTTAGCTATCTTAAGAGTCTCAGCAGCTTTTTCCGCTTCTATTCGCATCTTAGCTCGTTCGACTAATGCTTTGTTTCTAACCTCTTCCTTCTTAATCTGGAAGTCAGCTATCATCTTCTCTCTGGCCAGTTGTATCTCAGCTTCTACCTGTTGCCGCTTCAACTCCATCTCTGCTTGTGTTTTCTCTTGTTCTAAGAGGAATCTACCGGTCTCAAGTTCCAATTCTTCTTGCCCACCTTGTTGATCGGGTGTAGCTTCAGTCTGCGCTTTGGCCATTTTATGGGCCGCGTCTGCTTTCTTGACTAGTAGATCTGCGGATGCGTTCTCAGCTTCTAACTGTTTAAGCTGCATCTCTAACTGAGCTAACTGCTGTTCGGTCTCTGTAGCTTCTCCGCCTCCATTAAGATCCCGCACTCTCTGAGCTATCTCGCTCTTGCGTGGCAGTCTGCTAGCCTCGATGATAATATCATCTGGTATGGCTATGCCTAACTCGCGCATTCGTAGGGCTTCGTCGAATACCTGATCTTCATAGGTGTCTTTAGCTGGTACGTCAATTACGACTACCTCATATTCACCTAATGTTAAATCGTTAAACACTTGCCCTTGGTCACCTGCCTGATTAACTGTAACATCCTCTGCGTTAGAAAGTAACCCATTACCTGTAATCTTGAAGGATCTTTCTTCTGTATAATACGCCTGTACAATGTCTAGCACTCTCGTTGCTAGCATGTGTCTTGTGCGTACTAGGTTCTCCATCGGTACTGCCAAGTTAATAGATCCAGCCCTCTGTTTGGCCTGAATAGCCTTGGCAGCTACGTCTGCGCGGTCAAATCCGCGTTTGGAGTCTGATACACCTGAGATCTCTTTGATAGCTTCATCTGATAAATATACCATCCGGTCAAGGCCTGTTGGCACTTGGTTGGGAGCTATCTTCTCGATATCATTGATATCGTTCATCTCAAGTACAAGTCCTGTTTCCGCGCCTCTAGTTTCTAGTTCGTCTGGATCCATATTAAGTAATGACCCGCGTTTCACCTTGTAACCAGAGTTTGCTGTGGTGTTTATAACATGTAGCATTTGAGAGCTAGTCTTGTTAAGTTGATCTTGCGGAGACAGGATATGCTCGATTAGTCCCATAGTCTGCCCTTCATGGAAGAAGGGGAAGTATGGAACAATGGTAAAGTGTTTCAAAGGACTTGTGCTTTCAAATAATACAAAGTCATCCACTGTTACCATGAATTTTATACTTTCTGCTCGTTTCTTAATAATAGCTAGACCAAGATTCTCTACCGCATATTTAATCTTATCTTTAGCCCAGTCTTTAGGTACCACCCGTGTATCACCGGTACGGGTATCTACGAAGTGTTCTCTTAGCTCCACTTCTCTATATTGACGTTTAACAACCCGTGCGAGTTTACGTACGTTTTTATCGGACCTATAAGCAGCATCTACTATAGGACCAAGGTTGTATGACTTACCAAACGAATTCATCTGGTGGTCTAAGCTGTCGTACCCCATCTGGAACTGCGACTGTTTACGGTTCTTAATCTCCGTGGCCACGTCCTTACGGTTGTACATTGTTTCTATTTGGTTAGGTGTTAGCCATTTAGTTACAAACACCTCATTCCACTTATCAGTATCATACTCGTCGGCATCAGGATCTGGAATCACGTTCATAGGTGACTCGTAATTGATCCGCGCTTCGCCCTGCATATGATCATCAAACGCTACATCAACGTCGAAGTATCCGCGTGATGTTATAATACCTGCGTTGAATACATCTTCCTCAAGCCACTTGAGCTTGTTGTTGTTAGCTATGTTAATCCATAACTTTGTTAGCGCTTCAGCAGTATCTGGGTTACCAGTAGCTGTTGGATGGAACGATACATCTGCTGCTGAGTTAATCTGCTCCCCTGCTACTGTAGCGATGGTAGAGAAGACTTTGTTGATAGTAAGTGCTGGTCGACGCTGCCTCTCTAACTTAGCTATTACATCGCTGTCCCACTGCTCGCCGTAAAAGTACTTTTGGCACTTCTCGGCTTTCCTAATAAATTCTCGATGTCCTGAGTCACGCGCATATGCATACTTCTCGAAATTCTCTTTTGCTTTCTGTTCTTCAGTTGACATTACTGTCCCCACCTGTTTTTAATACTATATTTCCAAGATGACCATCGGAGTGAGAAAGGTAGCTTTATTCTATAAGCCTTATCTTTTATTAGGATTCCTATTTGGTTTCCATTGTCAAATAAACACATTTTCATTTTATGCTCCCATGAACCCAGAGCCGTCTTTACCTTTGCCCTGATTTCTTACATATTTGTTTAGTTTTTCTTTCCATGATTTAGGCTGTGACTTCTTAGGTCTAGTGGGTGCATGTGCGTGTAGTACCATGCGTGCTAGCCATGCGAGTGCGTCGACTATATCGTCGTTGACCCCGCCCGGGAACCTAAGTAGCTCGTGTTGTATAGTCTCTACCCAAGGGTTTAGCTCAGGAGAAGGAAATAGTACCATGCCTTGTGTCATACGTCCTTGTAAGGGTCTCGCTCTCATAGGTTTATCTGTTATTGGTTTAAGTTCCGGGTCAAATGTTAAGTACTGTCTTCGTTCCGCCATTCGTTTATTCATTTGTGGTGCAATAGCTTTATCCAAAGTACCCACCTCTATACCTACAACACACCCACCTGCCTTATCAGAGAATCTCTTCTCCATGTCCAATATAGCTTCTACTATCTCAAATGTATCCATGCGTGCACGGACCATATCTATAACATGAAGCCTATCTTCATAATCTAATACTCCGGCTACACCTACGGTATAGTCGTTCGATTCCTTCTGTCCAATAGCTAAATCCCATGCCATATAAACTGGTAACCCTCTCCAATCGACTGTGTTAGGTACATACCTAAACATATCTTTCTTAAAGTACATACCTTCATCAGGTACAGGGTTCTGCTGGTATAATGCAGACCAATGTCGCGGCTGTAAAGTTCGTTTTATCCTCATCAACCTGCCACGCGGGAAACGCGCAGCATGAAGCGCATCTCCTTCTTCTCGTAGTAGGACGCTTTTAGTGGACTTCGGTTCCTCAGTTACTGTCCAATCTTCGTTCTTATATTCTTCACCAGTTGCAATGGCTGGGTAGCTTATAACTTCCCACTGATCTATCTCCTCTTTAAACTGATCTACATTACGGTTAATCACTCGTTCCGCGACCATTAGCTCAGCATCGCTCATACCCGGTTTTATCAGGTCTTGGCGCAGAGAGTTCTCTAACTCCCCGGCCTCTTTAAGTAAGCCCTCCATCTGGGCTATGCAACGCCCGGACAGATCATCATCATGCCAGCGAGTCTGAATTACTAGGACCCCGGACAGCGGAGCAAGGCGCGTATACGCAGTCGACCCGTACCAATCCCAGTTGCTCTCGCGTGTGGTTTCTGAGTCCGCTTCCTCCGCATCTTTGACAGGGTCGTCAATTATGAGAATATTTGCACCTTTGCCCGTGACCCCCGATCCGACGCCCGCCGGAACATACATACCGCCTTCGGTAGTCTGCCACCCCTCTATGTTCTGTGCTTCAGGGTTCAATTTACAATCGGGAAATATCTTCTGATATGCTGGATCTCGTAACTGCCCTCTAATAGCTCGTGAGAAGCCCATAGGGAGAGATACCGCATAAGAGGCAGCTATGATCTCTAACTGTGGATAAAGGCCAAGGGCCCACGCAGGGAACTTCTTAGAGGCCAATTCAGACTTCCCATGCCGTGGAGGCATGAATAACATCAATCTAGGGTCTTCACCATTAAGAACTGCTTGTAAAAAGCGCTCTAGTCGTGCACATATGTCCTCATGTATCCAACCTGCTACATAATTTGGTTGAAACCGTTGTACAAAGCGTAGTAATTTCTTGCGTGACAGGATACGTCGCGCATATTCTCGTTCGAATGCGTCGGTAGACGCGTTTTTAATATCTAAATCTGCTTTTTTCTTAGTTTTCTTAGCCGAAGCGTACTTCTCTTCAGTTTCACGGAGACTTTTCTCCATTTCGGCGGTCTGCTTCTTTAATTTCCTGTCCCTGCATTGTGCTTTGAAGTCCAACATCTCCTCTTCGTGAGCGCAGACGAGACAAACATCAGCATATACTACAGGATTCCGGCTCAGTTGAGAAAAGTACGCCTTTTTCTTGGATTTCCCGCACGGACCGGTGCAAACTTTCAAGGTGTTCTTATTATTCTCCAACCGGTTCGGCCTCTATGTCGATAGTCATGCCAGCTTCACCGCCGATCTTCTCTAACAACACACTCTCGTCCATATTCTCCATCAATCTTAAGTTCGGCGCCTTTGGGTTGTGCCCAAGCGCGTGCGTAAACTCCTTCTTCTCTGCTGCTAACCAGCCGTGCATCTTATTCAGCTCATTAACACATCTGGCCAAGGCCATAGGATCTCCCTTCGCTTTAGACAGCGCGACACCATCGATCAAGTCTTGAACTGCCTGCTCTCGCGTGTACATTGCTTTCGCTCTAGTCTTCTCTTGCATACCGGCTATCTCTTTTTTAACATATTCATCTTTATTCTCTAGCTCCCAGCTCTTGTTCCGCGGGTCCGCGTACCCGGCCCGGCGGGCCGCGGCTGTGGGCTTCATGCCCATAAGCCTCCCTTCCAGATACTTTTCCCGTATCGGCAGGTTATACTCGCGTTTTAGTCGACCCATTTTTCATTCTTAGTGGTATACTCCAAGTGACCTCTTTCCAGAACACGAGGGACGTGAATATGGCCCATGTATCGCCTAACCACACAAGCGAGGCGAACGTGCACGCGTAAACTATGTTACTCACACCGATAATGTCCTTATTCTCATCCCAATGCACTGGTAAAAAGCCAAAGGCTACCGCATTATTTTTCTGGTTCATCATATGGATTCTTGTTCCCCTTGAGTGAATTTTCTTCTAGTGTTATCACTTGTAAATTATTGGGAATATGTAGCCCACATACATTCTCACCCTTCAAAGGAACAATGTGGTCGACTACATACCCCCAACCCAGCTCGCATCTCTCTCTGTATATTGGCACAGTTTCTTCTAATTTGCAATAAACAGCGTTCGGGGATTTCTTTTTAACATACTTCCATGCGTTTAGCGCGGCTGAGTAACCGGGGTCCTCGGTCCGGCGGCGCTTGGTATACGCTTTATTGCGTGCGCGGATCGCGTCCCTGTTTTCCAGATAGTGTAGCTGCGAGCGTTCTCGAAGACAGACCTTACAGTTCGCGGTCCGCCCGTCCTTGGCCCGGGACCTCTTGGCGAATTCGTCATGTAACTTAAGGTCCTGGCACCGCGTGCATCGCTTCATTAAGCCTTCGACCTATGTCTACCCTCTTCGGTTCAATTATATCGTAAATATATAAAAAATAATAAAAAAAAATAAAATATAAAAAATAAAATATAAAAAATAATAGTTGGTTCCGTGCAGGGGTGGTCCCCCACCAACTGCTTACCCCACCACCCCACTTCGGATTCACAACATTCGAAGGCGGATAAGGAGTCTCTTCACCGCTAACGCGGAAAGCGAACAGCGAGCCCCTGCCCTCGATCCCACAGAGAAACATCCGTGATGCGCTAGCCACGGCCCACCGTATGCTACCTATAGTCCGAGTACATAAACAGGAGAAAGAATATGACCATCATAGAAATAGTAATAACATGCACCATCGGCTTAATCATTGGCGCAGTGTTTGGTGTCCTAGACCTTGTAGGCTACGCGTGCGTGGCCTACGTGTGCTACGCAGTGGCGCGTGCCATACTCACCGATGTGATACACATGTACAACCGTACGAACCGTGGCCTGCGCACCGTGGCCCGCATTACGAAGTGCTAAGATACGCGGTCCGCGCTCCGCGGACAGGGGATAAAGAGCGTCCGGTGTCATAACCCCCAAAAAGTGGTTCATATAAACCAATAACTAACTGATTTACAAAGAGAGGAACACATCATGAAAATTACCTTAAACCAAGAAAAGCACAGCCTTCGTTCAGAAACCATAAATGGCAACAACTACATCGTTTTATACCTGAAAGGTACTAAAACCCGCTATATACTAAAACAGCGCATCCCTACCAAAGAGATTTGTCGCTCTTTAGGCAAAGAAATAATGAGCCTAGGCTCCATCGACACCAAACATTGGTTTCGTCAACGTGCAAACAAAGGAGTATAACATGACAATCTATAAAGCAAACTGCGAATCAACAACAGCCTATGGTGAACCAACACTAATAGGCTTCACCGTAGAAGCAGAATCTAAACAAGAAGCCTTGGACAAACTTCAAGGCACAACCATATTGGTAGATGAAACATGCCCATTCACATTCACTACATTTAAACAAGAACATACCTTCGACAACAATTACTGCTACGGCATACAAGGGGAATAATCATGGAAAAAATAAGCGAATTACAAGTAATGCAAAGCGCAGCTGGCTACTACTTAGGTCATACCTACTATGACGAAGAAATGGAAGGCTGGTTTCCTTGGTCAAGAGAAACAGAGTACATGACCAAAGAAGACGCTGTTAAAACACTGGAGGATAAATAACATGCTCACCAAAGACTTAATAGCTCTACTACAAGCTAAGCTTGATACAGATAAAGAACACGAACATATAATGGGCGTCTCAACCATAGAGATAGACACATTCTCATGGAATAAAGACAAAGAAGCTTTTGACTATAGAGGCATCACTGGTGATGTCCGCATAACTAGAACACCAGATGGTGTATACGATGTACTAACCGCAATAGAGGATAAATAACATGAACATATTAAAACGCATAAAAAACGCATTCAAACCTGAATTGGTAGAGATTACTTACATAGAAAGAATATACCAAGAAATCCCAGACTACGCTGATGCATTAAAATCAACAGTAGTTATATCAAGAGGTGATTTATCATTCTCAATAGCTTCACTAAGTGCAAGCAACGCGAAGATAATAACTATCAGAAATATATAACCATCCCCTACCTAAATACGGGGAGTTAATAACAGGAGTAATACCATGATTGAATCAGTCGTTGGAATAGCAGTAATCAGTACTGCTGCGGTAATTGTAATACTATCTAAGTCATTTGATATGCACAAAGTCTTAGGCTTTGAAATATGGATAGACTTAGTATTCACCATTATATTCCCTTTGCTGTTTGCTAACAGCACATTTGGTATGATGGTTGGTGTAACAACCGGACTAATACTATCCTGTACATTACGCTTAATGCGTTACTGTATGGGATGCACTAAGATCGAGTTCCGTCAGGGCTCGTTTGTATGGGTATATTATGAACCTAACTAATGGGAGAAATAACACCATGAAAATGAAACAAATCACATATCTAGACCCTGCTACTCAGGTAACAGATCAAACAACCGTATTTATCGAAGATCTAGCAGGATACGTAGAAGATCTCGTTGAACTCGGTAACATAGTACTATCCGTAAAGAATGTACAATCACCAACCATTCGCTACCCAAGTCCATTGTTCAAATATAGATAAAGGAGTAATACCATGCATACAGATATGTATCAAGAAATATTAACAGAGCGTTCTAAACTAATTAGCATGACTGTAGAGGAGGCTTTAATAATTGCTAATACCCCAATAGTAGCAACCCCAGCAGATATACTGCCGGGATCAAATGCGGTTGTATGTTCAACTGCATTCTTCAAGAAACAATGCCATGCATTGAGACTACTAGAATTGAAATCTACATACCCATCACAAACGCACCATATACTTCATGCGGATGGAACAATAGAACCAATATATGACCTTAAAGACTTTAACTAAAGGAGGAACCTTTATTGAATTAATTTACGCGGACTCATAAAACTAGGAGCAAGTAAGATGTACAGCTTGCTAACAATAACGTACCAGAAGGGAGTATATTATGCCTTATAAAATAAAATCACTACACGCTGATGTAGCATATAACTTAGCAAAGAAACGCAACAGCATACTAGCGCACCTACCTAAGGAGGACTTTGATAAACTTTACTGTAGTGTTAAAAACAAGGCTATGCCTATCAACAATGAACGGCACTAGCACTTGTGACTAATCAACACTATAAGGACAAAGACCGGAAAGAGCTAGAAGCACCTGAACTTGTAGATGAATTTGGCAATTCTAAAATGCACCTTGTTCATAAGGACTACTCAGATCCACTTTCTATAATTCTCATAGCCGAAGAGGAGGCACTCGAAAGAGACACAACAATCGAGATAGAGTTATCTCACAAATTTGAAATACATACCACTTTAACTAGGAGTACTAAATATCATGAATACAATTCTAAAGTTATTAACCTTATCAAGCGTAGCAAATTCATTTGTAGTAGCTGAAGGCGGCGGTAGCGCAAAAGCTATGGACGCTGAAACAGCTGTTATGAACGACGCTGATGCACTAAGTGCCGCAGAACCTGAAATAGAAATGGTTGATATTGCGCTTCCCGCAGACTTCGTTGCACATATGAAGGAAGAGTATAGCGCGGAACTACACACACGTGTAATACGTGACCTATTCTGGGGAGCGATACATTACGACACCTCTTACTCAGATAACTTCGTACCTACATTCGAAGATGTATTTGATCTAATGCCTGCTATATTCGTAGATATAGAAGGCGCCGTGTTTGATAGAGGTGCTGAACGCATCCAAACACCGATAGCTGGTGATTCTAACATACCTGCTAACGCAGACCGCAAGGGCTTACCTACTAACAAGTATAAAAACCTTTGTGATTCTGCTGAATCATTCTTACGTAACAATGCAAGTTATGCTTGGATGGTACGTGCAGGATGGCAATCACCACACAGTCGTGAAGATGTATACTTAGAACTAGCGACTGAACAACGTGAACGTAATGAGCAATTCGCATCTCAACGCCGCAAGCGCCAAGAAGCTGAAGAAAACGCGCGTAAAGAGAAACTTCTTTCGCGTAAAACAGCAGCTGCTAGCATTTCGGTCTCCGTTTAACTCCCACCTTAGCTGACTTCTCAGATCCTTGAGGAGTCAGCTCTTTTTTTAAATCCCTTCAAAAACTTCCCTGAAACCAGGCCTGCGGCGCTAACCCCGGGGGCTTCGTGGGAGTCGTGGGAGTAAAGGAGAACACCATGATATTAGCATTAGCCATAATAATAACTGTTGTCTGGTTTTTAGTAGTAAAAATAGAGTAAATGGTCATTATTACGACTTTGAAATGGCAATTACGACTTTGTAATTGTTATTTAGTATACACATCAATAGCTTACATCAATTATTACGTTATTACCAAATATTTCAATATTAAAAAACTTTCCCCCCCACAATTTATAGATAAACCCTTATTCTCTTATATATACTTTTTTAAAAAAGCGTAATAAACCGTAATAGTTGGATAAGTTGTTGTCTTTGTTGAAATATTATCGTAATAAAACCGTAACAAGGTCGTAATAATATTACGATTATCAGCTGTAAGTCATTGATATTTTTTTACCCTATTTTCTTTAAAGATTATAGATAATTTTTAAAAGGTCAGTGAACACTAACTTTGTTGCACTGCACCATGCCCCCGGACCCCGGAAAACGCCTCTAAGTCATTGATTCTGTCTCTGATGAGAACAAATATCCTCGGACCTTGGGCCTCGGACCCCGATTCTCAAAAATGTAAACATTTTCTATAATTCGCGAGCGCAAGCGCTTGTTTTTCTTACACATCTATAATTTACCTAATTTATAGGAGCATAATGGACAGATACAATCCAGATTATTATTGCCAAGAGCATAAGAGAGACTTTAAGCCTGATGAGTGTATTTCATGCGAAATATCCAAAGACTTGATAGATAAAGATGATGAAATCAAACGACTGCGAGAGGCGTTGGAGGATATTAAAAAGCATCAAGAAATAGCGTCAGGCACATTGTCCAGTCTGTCGGCAACATACCTTATCGCCAGTAAAGCATTGGAGGTGAAGTCATGAAAGGTAAAGAACTCGCCATAAAAGTTGCTGAGAAGTTGGGCGATGGGTACAAATATCTTGACGATGATGACATAGGATATATGTACCACAAAGACAGGGATGATGATTTAGATATTGATAAATACCTACACGCCAAAGCCGCAGAGATTTTGTTTAGCGAAGGTACGGCGGAGAAGATAAGATGGCAGGTTGAATATAATTATTATCATCATGATGGTGATCCATTTATCTATTGGTTCGATACATTAACACCACAAAAGATAATAACTACTTACTTAGAAATGGAGGGTGAGTGATGAGTGATGAATGTAATTGTGATTGCTGCAAGATATACAGGAAAGAACTAACCGCAGCCAATGATGAAATCAAACGACTGCGAGAAGCTTTGGAGGATATTAAAAAGCATCAAGAAATAGCGTCAGGCACATTGTCCAGTCTGTCGGCAACATACCTTATCGCCAGTAAAGCATTGGAGGTGAAAAAATGAGCACTGACAAAGATACAATTATAGAATTGAGAAGAAGAATAGATTACCTTATAAAAGAAATAGATGATCTTAGATTTACTTGTAGAGAGCAAGCGAATGAATTAACTAGGTTGAAAGTTGGATATAAATCAGTCATCTACATTAAGGCAAAAAGATTTGTGCACTGGATATTGCTTTGGATGAATGGTTGGAGGTGAAGGATGATTGAATTACTTACAAATAAGCAAGGAGAAGATACAATGAAAATACGATTAACTCTTGAAGAGATAGATAACATAATAGGTAAAAAATTACGAAAAGAAGCAAAGCAAGCTATACGAGAATATAAAAGTAAAAATATGTACGGGCTAAATAAAAAACAATTGAAAGAAGCAAAGCAAGCTATACGAGAATATAAAAGTAAAAATATGTACGGGCTAAATAAAAAACAATTGAAAGAGCTCTTATTTCAACTGCTAACTATTATAACGCACCTAATAAATGGCTGGAATTCAAATGCAAAAAGAAAGAATCATAGAAATTGGTGACAGAATAATACCACCTTGTTCTTATTTCGGGCCTTCAACTGCGCCCGAAGCAGAAAAGACTTGCTGGTTTGTAAAAAATACACCTTACAAAGTAACTCAATCAACCAATATTAGACGTCAAAGCACTACCATAATATGTGAGGACGGCATAAAAAGAGTATTCCTACCTGTAAAAGGTGGAATGACTACAAATAACAGACCTTGGACAATAATCCCTAAGCACCATTTTGGAGAATAGCAATGAGCGATAAAATAGACGCCGACAAAATAGACGCCGACAAAAGAAGAACAATTGTAATGTGCGCGGTAACAGGAAAAAATATATCCGCGGCTTTTACTTGGGAGAAAACCAAAGAAGGTCATATTTACTGGTCTGAAAGAGCAAATAACCCTTCTCTACTAACCTTTGAAGACAGAGCTAGAATACTAAGCTTTAAGGATGGACAAACAGATGAGAGAGTATGAAAGAACCTATATAAGTAAAGATTTTACAAAAGCAGAAATGAGACAGGAATTAGTAAACGCAGCTCTCGGCGATAAAACTGCTTTGCAAAGATCCTTTAAATGGGGTGCTACTTCTGAAGGAAATGACTATTGGATGACAATATACGAAGGAATTATACCATTATCGCCTGAAAAAACCGCTAAAATACTGAGTTTCTTAGCTTTTGAGCAGGGTGAGTAATGGACTGGCAGATAGGAGATATGGCCATCTGGATATCCAGAGGCTGGTTAGTACAAATAGACTCCACTGTACAAAAACTATCATGCCAAGAGCATCACTACTACCCATGCCCTTTCCATAAAGTTAAAACCTTTATGGGTAATGAAGGATTAGGTGTTTACGCACATGTAAACGACCTTAAACCAATTGAAGGAGATGACATAGAAGTGAAAGAAGAATTTAAACTAGGACAACCCTTGGAGAAATTGTTATGAAAAGGCGTCGTTTTAGTGAAGGCTGGTGCTCAGTAGCACAAGGCTTAAACAGCTGGATAATTATCCCAAAAAAACATTTTTTAGATTAGAATAGAACTTTTAACTAAATAAGTTCTCAACTTATATCCCCTACGTAATAAAAAGAGAAACTAAATTGGAACTATCCTTCCTGAAAGCAGAAGTACCTCTCACCAAAACATACCGCCTTGTAAAAAATGAATTAATCAAAGAACCATACCCTCATGTAAAAAACTTCTCTTCCATGTCCGTAGAAGTAGAGTCCCTTGAGGAAATGTATGACTTAGTTAAGTCGCACGCAGAACAAAATAATTGTCTCCTAAAAGGAGTCATACGTGGGGAAAGACTGGACAACGAACCACGGGCCGGGAAAACCGATTCAATTGCACCCACACAATGGATATGCCTTGACATAGACGGCCTTCCCGGTATAACTAACCCAGATAGCTTACTCGCAGAGATACCTTGCTTAAAAGACGTCTCATACATATCACAAGCCTCATCATCAATGGGCGTGGAGCCCGAAAAAGGACTCTCTTATCATTTGTTCTTAATGCTTGACAGAGGACATTCACCACAGGAGTTAAAAGAATGGTTAATGCATCTAAATATGACGGTACCGCTGTTATACTCCAATATCCACTTAAACGCCGCAAAGACTACATTGAAGTGGCCACTGGACATATCTACGTGCCAAAACGACAAATTGCTTTACATAGCTCCCCCCATATTAGTGGGCAAAGTAAAAGACCACTATGACGGAGACAGAATTACACTTATCCAAAAGAATAAAAGCACAGCGGTCATACCTTCGTTTTCTTTTGACACAACTGGATCACTCAAGCTCTTTAACAGATTCCGTGCAGAAGCAGATCTGCCTCAACGTCGTAAAAGCTCAACGCGGCTTGTGTCGGGATTTGAAATACTCAATAATGCTGGAACAGCACAAGTTACAGATATTAGAGAAGACAGAGGCTTTGTTTACCTAAACCTAAACGGAGGAGATTCATTTGGATACTATCACCCAGCAGACAATAAAGAAGTACTATTTAATTTCAAAGGTGAGCCTAATTATTCTATTAAAGAGTTACTACCAGAATATTATAAGGGCGAAGAAGAGGCTAAAGAGGCCAAGGGTATTCACTACCTCTCCCTAATTGATAAGAAAACCGACGCATATTATAAAGGAGCATACAACTATGATACCGAATCACTTGAGCTTAACCAGACATCTTCACTCAGAAAACTTATCGACTATCTTAAACAACACGGACAACCTTCCCCCGATTTTATCCCCGAGTGGAATATCGGATACGATTTCGAATCAGATAAAGTCTTCGACCCAGAAAACAAATGGATCAATCGTTACCAAAAGTCGATCTATCTACGTAGGCCTAAAGAGGGATCATGGGAAATAATTAAACAGGTTATTGACCATGTCCTTGGATACAATCCGGAAGTAATAGAGTACTTCTTAAACTGGCTAGCAGTCATAATACAACAACGCAAAATGACTGGTACTGCATGGATATTACACGGAACGCAGGGCACGGGCAAAGGAGTTTTATTCAATCAAATACTCTCACCTATCATAGGACATGACTACGTTAACCGTTGCCATCTCACTAGTTTCGAGGGAGAATTTAATTCATTCATAGAATCTAGCTTACTAGTATTAGTAGACGAGGTGCAAATCAGTGAACTTCACAAACGCTCAATGGCAATGTCACGGATTAAACAATATATCGTCGAGCCTGAGATCCCTATTAGAAGAATGTATTGCAACCCGTACATCATACGAAACACCTGTAACTACATATTTGCTTCAAACAAACACGACCCAGTGGAAATTGACCCTGAGGATCGAAGGTTCAATGTTGCTCTACGCCAGAATATCCCTTTACTCAAAGCCGTCCCGGTATCAAGCATTAAAGCTATTCCTAGCGAGCTTGCCGCTTTCGCGTTTTATCTTCTCAATAGACCAGCTAACAGACATCTCGCTGCTACCCCCATGGACACGTATGAAAGGACCCGTTTACAAGAACTTACGCGCGATGTCAATGAGTCAATACTTGACCATCTTATCTCCGGAAACTTGCAATTCTTCGTCGACAACAAACCCGATTCAGAATCCGACATGAAAATGGAATTAGAATTAGCATCAGGTATGCGTAAAACACTATCCTATGATGCTATTATAGATGAAGCGTTCGCCACTAAAGGAGAACCTTCAAACATACCTCGTAATCATCTAGAAGTTATATACTACTATATTTCTGGTATTAGTTTTAAAACTAGACACAAGTTTACTAAATTCTTAAATTATAAAGGACTAGATATTAAATCTATATCCTATGGCGGTAACACCGTCAAAGGGATTCATAACGTGGAGTGGAAGATAACTCCAGAACTAGAAGAACGCTGGGAAGAACATAAAAAGGTGAAAAACAATGTCGATACAGTGCCCTGATATTAGCGCAAGAAAATATAAAATACATGTACCAAACAAATCGCTACAAACTGCTGTACAGCAAAAACTATTTTCACTAGAATATACTTGGTGGTCTGGAATATCCCCAAAACCAACAGAACCAGCAGAGTTTTTATTTATATACACTGAAGATAAAGTCATAACTTGGGGAAGCGCAAAAGTTTATTTTATGCAAGTAGACGTACGAGAAATTTCTTTAGAAAAGCTGTTCGCAGCGAAATACTTAAATTAGACTGAACCCTCCGCTCCTCATACTTCGATAATAATGTGAATTTTGGGCGCTATCAAACGTCCTTTTCTTTTTAAGCTATCTCACAATAGTATTGATGTTTATTTTCAAAATTAACTGAGGAGCGGAGATTTTAACAGGGAGAAAAAAGTGAAAGATTACATAATACGCACAACTCAACTCGATGATGCAACTCATGAGGCGATATTAGATAAACTTCAACAAGTAGGGTTTCATCATTATAATTGGGAAGCATTAAAACAAAATAAACAAGGGCATATTAGGATAATAATAGGTGATTCACCTAGACAATCTTTTCTTCAAAAATACCATAGAAAATCTTCATGGTTGAGAAGCACACCTATAACAGTAGGTGAAATATTTCACTTGACATCTATATAAAATACTATATATTCATGGAAAAATATAAATAAATAAAGGATTATTTAATGATTATACAAGCAGGAAGTTTTTCTCGCCTAGATGTATTCGAAAGTTGTAAATACCGTGCTAAATTAGCATTTGTAGATAAAGAAAAAGAACCCCCTCGTGCCAAACTACCAGAAGGTGGAGAATATCCTGATGAACGCGGATCGCGGATACATGACGAATGCGAACAGTTCGTATTAGGCGAAGGTGAATTCACCGAAGGTATGCGTCATTTTAAACCAGAATTCAATAAATTACGTCAAGAGTGCAAAGATGGCAAAGTCGTTGTTGAAAATATGTGGTGTTACAAAGACGATTGGACATACTTTAGTCCTCACGTATTTTGGGATCCCGATATTAGATTTAGAATTAAAACAGATGCAACAGTATTTACTTCAGATACTTCAGCCCTTATTATCGATTACAAAACAGGGAAACGTTATAATAACGAAGTAAAACACGGAGAACAATTAGAGTTATACGTGGCTGGTGCATTTTTAACCTATGACCAATTAGAAAAAGCAACTGCTGAACTATGGTATTTAGATCAAAATGAATTAGTAGATTTATCTTTATCTCGCAAAGAAGCTTTTAAAATACTAAGAAAATGGAAAGATAGAAACGAAACTATGTTAAATGCAACAGAATTTCCTCCTAACCCTAACGTATATACCTGTAAATGGTGCCCATTCGGTCCAGCTAAAGGCGGGCAGTGTACGGTAGGTGTTCAATAGGGGCAACATACAAAATAAAAACATATGAGGATGGCGAATATGACAAAACAGATTGTGGATGCTGAAGCAGAAATAGATAAGTTCCTAGAAAATTCAAAGTTTAAAGATCTCATAAAGATGAAGATTGAGAACGCTGAACAACTAGCTACAACTATAAACACTTACACAGAAAATATACTTCAAATTACAATGAATCAAGAAGTACCAAAAGATTTAATGAACCGCTTATCTTTTGCTGAAACTTTTATATCAAGTATATGTGATATTATAAAAATAGAATGTACTATATCCGAAGATTTTTCAGACAAACTAAACACTTTAATTGAAGAGAAACTTAGAACTAAACTAAGAGATTCTCTCAGCCCGTAGGAGGAAATATGCATTACGCTATAATAGCTAAACTAGAACATTGGGACGAAGTAGAAACTTATTTTTTAAAAGCTACAACTCCAGAAGTAGCAGCAACTAAATTTAAAGAACAGATATTTAACCAATGTAGAGACGAGAACGATGCATCTGGAGATATTTATATAGATAGCATAGTTATATCTGCAGTACCTATGCAGGAAATACCTTATAATGGTTGCTTTAATAATATACATTATCGAGATGAAAACGAATGACCTCTTGGATGGCAACTACTGCTAAAAACAAATTCGACTTCTTGGATTTAACTAGTAATAAATTCGACATGAGAGAAATAGCAAATTCTCTTTCTATGCTATGTAGATTCAATGGGCATGTACCTACGTTTTATTCAGTAGCTCAACATAGTGTACTCGTATCAAATCTTTGTCCAAAGAGACATAAACTAACGGGGTTACTACATGATGCTATGGAAACATACATTGGAGACATAGTCTCCCCTCTTAAGCAGCAAGTAGAAATATGTGGTTTTACCGCAGAAGAATATGAACAACTACTATGGGAAAAATTCTCAGAGCAATACAATGTACCTAAAAAAATACCCGAAGTAGTAAAATTAGCAGATATTGAAGCAACATTACAAGAAGCTGTATTTCTAGGTATGGATATAAGTGAATGGGAGTTGGGAAAACCAAATAGCAAATTTCCTATGGATAAAGCGTGGAGCTGGTATGAAGCAAAGATAGAATTTTTAACTACACTAAAAAAGGTAGCAACTTTATAATGCTTAATACAATAAACATAACACTAAACTACGATATAGCAGGAAAAGAAAAAATAGATGGGAAATCCATTGAAGAAATATCACAACTCGTAGTAAAATCAAATCCTGTATTCGACTCATTACTGGAAGATGGATGGACAATAACGATACATGGTACGTAAAATGTTACCAAAAAATTGATGGGATAACAGAATACCCATTTAAAGGTAAAATCAAATCACAATCTAGTAACTACTGGTTTGTGCTCACCGCAGGAAGCGATGATGTTATACGCACATTAAAAGGAGCGTGCAGTGACCCTTTCAAGGACCGAAAGACCCCTATTCGAACACCAAAAAATAACCGTAAACGCAAGCCAAAAGACTGATAGACTATTCGATATGAGCGACCCCGGAACGGGGAAAACAAGAGCTCATTTAGAAGCTTGGTCTATTCGTAGAAAAGAAGGAGGTAAATGCCTCTTAGTTATTGCGCCTAAATCTTTATTAGAACCCGCATGGGGCAATGATATAGAAGAGTTTACTCCAGACTTCACTTACTCTGTAGCGTATGCTAATAACAGAGAGAAAGCGTTTGCAGCAGAAGCTGATATTTATATTACTAACACCGATGCAGTTAAATGGTTAGCTCTTAAAAAACCAGCCTTCTTTGAAAAATTTGATTCTATAGTAATAGATGAGAGTACAGCTTTTAAGCACAGAACATCTGGTAGATCTAAAGCACTTAATAAAATAAAGAAATATTTTAAATATAGAGCTGCTTTAACCGGTACACCCAATTCTAATTCAATCACAGAAATATGGAATCAAGTATTCTTTCTAGATGATGGAAAACGATTAAGCACTAAATTCTTTGCTTTCCGTAATCAAGTGTGCACACCTACACAAGTCGGTGCTCAAGCTCACATGATTAAATGGACAGATAGACCCGGATCATTAGAAGCAGTAACAGGTTTAATAAAAGATATTTCAGTAAGACATAACATAGATGAATGTATGGACTTACCAGAAAATATTGATAGGTACATTAAATTTAATCTTAATCCAGCTCACTTAGTGAAATACATAAAGATGGAGAAGGATGCATTCTTGAAGTTAGAAGACGGAAATGTAGATGCAGTTAATGCAGCAGTACTTAGAAATAAATTACTCCAAATAGCTTCTGGTGCGGTATACACAGAAGGTGGAGAATATACTTTACTAGATTCCAAACGATATGAATTAGTAACTGACTTAGCCCAAGAAAGAGAAAACACTGTAGTATTTTTCTTGTGGAGACACCAAAAAGAACAACTTATAAAAGAAGCAGATAAACGTGGTATAAGTTTCGAAGTAATCGATGGAACTGTACCAGTAAGAAGACGTAAACTAATAGTTGACGCTTTTCAAGCTGGTTTCTTTAAAGAACTTTTAATACATCCTAAAACAGGGGCTCATGGCTTAACTTTAACAAAAGGCAGAGCTACTATCTGGCCATCCCCTATATACGAACCTGAATTATTCAAACAAGGTAAACATAGAATAGTTAGAAGTGGTCAAGAAAAGAAAACAGAAAACCTTATGGTACTGGCTACTGGTACTGTAGAAAAGAATGTATACGAAACATTTTCTGGGAAAAACACAAAGATGGTCAATTTCCTAGATTTAATAAATTACTGTCAAAATGAAAGGAGTGACGATAATGAGTGAAACACAATATTTAACTATTGATAATAGTATACTAAATATACCAGATGCAACTTTCGCGGAAGTACTAAATGATGCATCCGCAGATGAAGCATTTAAATATGATGCAACAAACGACAAAATATTAGTAAAACATTCTTGGGCTATGAATTATTTCAAATCCATGGAATGTGATGAAGATTTTAAATTAGTTAATGTTAAAGTAAACAAGACTTTATTTATGCCTTCTTCTCGAATAAACATACAAAGCTTATTCGAATCTATTTTTATTGGTAGAGAATATAATTTACATATAGGTATAGAGGAGTCTATAAATCCTATTAATGCTAATAGGTTAAAAAAAGACGATGCTACTTTAAATATAATAATTCCTAGCGCCTTGGAAGCAAGTAATTCAAGTCAGCAATTTATGATAAAGAATTCTACTTTCTTTGTCCTAAAAGAAACTGACGCCCTTAACACTATAGGCGTCTCATACAACCCTGAAGATATGTTCAAGGAATTAATAGCTTACGCTGAGGAATCAGGTGAAGTTCGACACGATGATAAAAGTATTGCTTATTTTATATATCCTAATACATTAGTATTAAATCATTACTTCAATACTGGTGTAACACGATGTAATGATATATTTAGAGATATGTATAAAGATATATTCAACTGGACTAATCTATGTATGGCGCAACCCAAAGAATCTTTTGAGGAAGCTAGAGAAACTAAAGAACGAGAGCAAGCTGTAAAATGTATAACCAAATACCTAGAATCAGAAATAGCTAGTAAGGGTAGCGAAATATCAGATACTGAACGTACTATTGAACAAAATAGAATTAATCTATCTTCTAATATAAGAAAATTGGAAGATCTTAAATTCTTTATCAAAGATTATTCAGAAGATATGGATACTTTAATAACACGCACTATTGATAGTGTAATGACTTTAAAAAGTAATGCTAAAATTAGAGATGTAAAACTTAACTCTACAGGTTTTTGTGTTTACACTGACCCTTTACTTATGACTGTTCCAGCTAATCATTCGGACCAAGTAGAAGGTGATCAGCGAACCGCGACCAGAGTTGGTGGACCATACATAATAAACTTCACTTTTAATCAATCACGAATTATTATTCTTGCAGCTAATCCTGACACAGATAACAGACAAGGTGCTTGGGGCGGTCAATGCCACCCTCATGTAAGTAATCATGGAGAAGCCTGTTGGGGAAATGCATCTGAAACAATAGCAGAAATGCATGGTAAACGAGAGTTTGCTATGCTCACAGAATTCGTAATGGCTTACTTAGAAACATGTAATCCTGCGGACAGTGCTGGGGCACACTTCCATAAATGGCCCATTTTTTAAATAATTAACCCTTCAAAAGGAGGACATAATATGTCTATTACAGTTAAAGTTGGTGTTGTACCCGGTTCTATTAACGAATTCGGTTTAAACGATGGCGCTAAAGTTTCAGACGCGCTATCTGCAGCTCGTTTATCAGGTGCTGGTTATGCTATCACCGTAAATGGTGAAAAGGCTACAGCCGATACTTCATTAAGTAACTGCGACCGCATTCTGTTGACTAAATCAATTAAAGGCAACAGCTAAGCCAAAACAATGGCAAAATCTAAAGGGGCCGCTAAATAGTAGCCCCTTTTTTTCCGGAGAAAATTTATGAAAATTAAGAAACTAGGACCGGATCCATGTGTATGGCTAACGGTAGAAGCAAAAGCAAAAATTGATTACCTAGTAAAACTAGCTTCTAAAGAAGTAGGCTGGCTGGGTAAAGTACAAGAATATACTGACATGCAATATGTTATAGAAGACATATTCTTAGTCAAACAAGAAGTAACAAGCGCAGAAACAGAACTAGATGATGAAGCACTTGGAACATTTTTCAATGAACATTTTGACGATATTGAGAAATTCCATTACTGGGGGCATAGCCATGTTAACATGCCGGTTAATCCTTCTGGGCAAGATGTAAAACAGATTACGGAATTCATCGTCGATAAACAAACAAAAACCATAAAAAATGAATACTTTATTATGGGTATTCATAACAAAAGCGGACAAGTACGCTGGGATATTTATACCCCTACTATTATTTATGAAGAAGTAGAAAGTAAATTATACTATGGTGAAATGGGTTTTGAAGAAGAACTTAAAGCTCAATTTAAAGAATTAGTTTCGGAGAGAACTTATGCAACAAACACATACAACACATGGCCCAATGGCCGTAACAACAGATCCCCTCAATATCCAGCGACATCAAGAAGTGTTCACGGAAAGGATGATGCGGGGAAAAACAATCGATCTGATAGGTTGCGGGGCGACAGGGTCAAAGATAGCATTGAGTATGATGAAGCTTGGGATTCAGAAGTTGCGTATCTGGGACGGCGACATAATCGAGGAGCACAACATCCCAAATCAGGCGTTCTTGACACCGATGATTGGACAGAAGAAGGCTGGTTCAATTAAAGAAATGGCTCCATGGGCCACAGATGTAGAAATACGTAACGAGCATTATACCGGACAAGAGCCTTTAGGTAATATAGTATTCTTACTAGTAGATAGTATGGAAGTAAGAAAAGAAATTTTCGAACGAGATATCAAACTGAAACCTAACGTAGAACTCATGATAGAAACTAGAGCGGGTACTAATATAGGTATGGTATATACTATTAACCCTAGAAAGCATAGCGATATAAAACTCTGGGAAGACAAGTGGTACCCGGACAGCGAAGCAGAAGTATCCGCTTGCGGAGCAGTATTAAGTGTAGGCCCTACGGGTGACATAATATCTGGATATGCTGTATGGGCAATGATGGCATACTTCAGAGGTAAAGAGAATATAGCAAACAGAGAATTAATCTTCTGTACTGAAGGTGATACTCTCATAATGAATAAGCATTAATAAAGGAGGCTATGGATGGCCGAGCAATATAATTTACAAACACTCATAGGTATTACTGGACCCGCAACCGCTGGCAAAGATACAGCAGCAGCATGTCTAGTTCATAACTTTGGGTTCAAACGTTACGCACTAGCAGATAATCTTAAAGCAGCAGCTTGCTATATTTTTGGTGTAACAGACTTTGATATACAAAATAGAAAAGAAACTAAAGTGCCTTTCTGGGATAAATCCCCTAGGGAATTACTTCAGCTTATGGGCACACAAGCTATGCGAGAAACATTTGGTCCTGATATATGGGTTAAATCTTTAACGAAAAATATCATAGATACTCATCCCCAGAAAGTAGTAGTAACAGACATCCGCTTTGATAACGAAGCAGAATGGATCAAAAAAACTGGGGGAGTAATATGGAAAATAGAACGTGATGCAGCTGCTAAAGTAGCCGCGCATGTTTCTGAAGATGGTATAGATGATAAATTGGTAGATGTTGTGTTCAATAATAACGATACTATCGAAGCTTTATACGAACAACTAATACGTGAGTATATGGCTAATTTAATAGAAAACCTAGCAAATAAATGAGTACCGCGAGGTATATATACCTCGTCTTCATAAGCACAGGCTTGGTATTAAAGACAATAGTATTAGCTAGAGAGATAGTTAAACATTACAAAGAACATAAAAAGGAACAAGATGAAGCTACCGAAAAAGATAGCGATACTTGATTTTGAGACTTACTTCGATAAGGACTACTCCTTAAAGAAGATGTCTACAACCAATTATATAAGAGATACTCGGTTCAAGGCGCAAGGCGTCGGAATTAGGATGAGCGATGAGAAATGTGCTAAATGGTATTCCTCCGTAAATATTAAACAAGCGCTGGGTGACATCGATTGGTCCGAAACCGGCGTTTTGTGCCATCATTCTCACTTTGATGGCGGGATACTGAGTTACCATTTTGATATTGTTCCATGTTTCTATTTCTGTACACTTAGTATGGCTAGACCTTTACATGGCGGAACCATACGAAATGACCTAGATAGTTTATCTCACCACTATGGAGGGGCAGGTAAAAAACCTGATATACTAGGTAAAACAAAAGGGATAAGAGATTTACCCCCCGAATTAGATAAAGAATTAGGCGAGTATTGTGAGCAAGATGTGGATGAAACCTTCCGCATATTCAAATGTATGGTTTCTAAGTATCCTAAAGAAGAGCTATTCTTAATAGATATCACTGTTAGAGCTTATGCAGACCCTGTATTTGATACAAACAAAGTAGAACTACAGCGAATACATGATGAAGAAATACAGCGCAAGAATGACCTCTTAGAGCGTCTAGGCATAGAAGATCGCACAGAGCTCAGAAGTAATGACAAACTAGCAGATAAATTCAGGTTACTTGGCATAGAACCACCTAAGAAAATAAGTCCTACAACAGGCAAAACTACTTACGCTTTTGCTAAGACAGACATAGGATTCCAAAAACTAGCATTTGATGCTAATCAAGATGTAGTAGATCTACAAGAAGCGCGGCTCGCGGTCAAATCAGACCAAGTCGAGAGCAGAGCTCAACGGATGATAGAACACAGTGCCACCGGTCCGTTGCCTATATACTTAGCATATGGCAAAGCTCATACTTTGAGATGGGCAGGTGGAGACAAAATGAACCCTCAGAACTTAGGCCGGGATACAGGCTTAAGGGAATGTATGGTAGCACCAGAGGGATTTGAATTAGTAATTGGTGACTCCGCTCAGATTGAAGCTCGTATGAATGCGTGGCTCGCGGGCGAAGAAGCACTAATCGAGGCCTTCAGAAATGGATATGATATATATTCAGAGTTCGCTGGAGATCAAATATATAACAGAAAGATTACTAAGAAAGAAAACCCAATAGAGAGATTTGTAGGTAAAACCTCTATACTAGGATTAGGCTTTAATATGGGTGTTCCTAAATTTAAGAACACTCTTGAGGCTGGTACGATGGGCCCACCCGTGAAACTTGAGGAGGAGCTCTACGCGAAAGCAGTTTATGGATACCGGAACAAGTATACAAAAATTGTGGATCAGTGGGGGACTTTTCAGAGTATGTTAGCAAAGATGTACAACTCTGATTGTCACGAGGAGTATGGGCCCATCACTTTTTTACACGAAAGAGTTCTATTACCTAATGGTATGGAGTTAATGTATCCAAACATAGATGGGGAGTGGAATGAATATAGACAAAAAGTAGATAACTATACTTACTCCGGAAAGAAAATATACGGCGGCTTGTTTGTAGAGAATGTAGTACAATCACTCGCTAGGTTAGTAGTTGCTTACCAAGCTTTAATGTTGGCCGATAAATATCGCATAGTGTTGTTAGTGCATGATGAAATAGTACTAATGGTGCCGACAGACCAAGTAGAACAAGCTTTAATAGATATAGAAACAGCACTTAAAACACCTTTAGATTGGTGTCCTGACTTACCTTTAGATGCTGAAGTTTGTAGAAGTAAGTATTACAAAAAATAAGGAGAAAGTAGTGAAACAAAAACCAGAATTAGGACCGGGATGGATAGAAAACACAGTTGAAATCTCTGCTCCTAAAGAAGAATTAGATGCTATCCATACTATAGTATCTGGGCCTGTCCATAGATTTTATAATAGCTACATACTAGAAAAAGACCAGCCTAAAATATATTTAAATCAAACAAGAAAAAATGCTCTATTCTCTTTTCATAGAATAAAACCTATGCCCTATGAAATACAATTAACAAGAGATATATTCACTTTTGATGGTAAAAATGATATCGAACAAGCTTGGATGGAACACCGCTATGGTGCAAACCATTGGTATGAGTGGGCACTCGCTAACTGGGGATGTAAATGGGAAGCTAGAGATGTTCAAGTAGATATGTATGATGATTGTATAGAGTATGTGTTCTATACTTACGATACACCCCCATATCATATAGCAGATGAATTAGATAATATATCACATATATTTGGGGGATTATTATCTTGGTCATTCAACGCAGTAGGGGATGAAGGCAATTTAGAATTCTTAGTTTAAATTTATTAACAACAGTTTAAAGGAACAAACTTATGACTACAGGGACTAAAGTAGATGAATTAGAAGCTTTACGAGAACGTATCCGAGCAAAGGAGAGTGATCTTAAAGAGCTTAAAGAGATGAAGGCTTCAATGGAAATGGAGCTTTTGGACATCATGGAAACGCAGGGCATGACAAAATTGTCAGGCTCTAAAGGAACTATATCCATTTCAGAAACGGTCGTACCGACTGTAGATGATTGGGACGCCTTTTACAAATTCCTTCACAGGAGTAAAGCATATCACATGATGGAGCGTAGAGTTTCCTCTACCGCATACCGCGAGGAGTTGGAAACTAGACGTGGTCAGCAAATACCGGGCGTGAGTTCTTACACGAAACGGAAGCTGAATCTTAGATCAATTAATAGTTGATCCGTTAACCTAGAAAGGAGATCCGTAAATGGTTAAACAAGTAGATAGCAAGGATGTTGCTAACATTTCAAAAGGTATTGCCGATATCCCAGATTATATGAAATCTGATGGTGGTATGGGTAATGAAAACCTTACTAGTGATGACCTCACTATCCCACGCTTGTCATTACTTCAAGCGTTAAGTCAAGAACTAAAGAAAACTAATAGCAAATACATCGAGGACGCTGAAGCCGGACAAATAGCTAATTCTATTTCGAAAGAAGCAGTAGATGAAATACAGCTTATTAATGTTTTCTATAGAAAAGACTTCCCTATTTTTACTAAACGTAAATTTGGTGGTGGTTTCAACGCAGTATTCTCAACTAAAGCAGAAGCTTGGGAATGGGTAAATGAGCAGCCTTCAACCGACCAAGAAAAGTATGAGGTCGTAGAAACAGCTAATCATTTTGTATTAATAGTAGAAGATGGAAGAATAGTAAGTCAAGCTATAATGGCTATGGCTAGCACTAAGCTTAAATTTTCTCGGGAGTGGAATAGCAAACTAGCTCAACAAGGTGATACTATTCCGCGCTTCGCTACAATATGGACAGTCTCTGGTAACTTAGAGGCAAACAAAAAGGGTGATGAGTATTACAACTATACTATCAAACAGAACCCGGAGTTCGCTAGCGAAGAAACATATGCAGAAGCTAGAAAGGCCTATGAAACGGTCTCTATAATGTCTGCAGAGCAAACAGCTCGAAGTGATAAACAAGCTGCATAAATCACTTGCCGTGACGTAAAACCTTAATAAGGTTATACACGCGTGGGGGCGGCGAACAGCCCCCAACTTCTAAAGGAGAATTAGATGATTTTATTATGGCTTTATATATTTATAGGTTATACATGTGCTGTAGCAGTATTCTCAGAAGCACGAGAAGAGGCAGTAAAAGAAACAATGGTTGTTAATATAGTAGCCTTTGTAATTATTCTTGTAGCTTTCCCTTGGTTCTGGTTAAAAAACGGAGCACCTTGGAAATGAAAAAACTGTTCAATCTAGCTTATAATTTCGGTACTCCTGTAGATCCAATCAAAACTGAAAAAGCAATAAAAGATATGTGGTACACTCATCCTTCCGGACCCGGGTGCTCGATTACTATGGGAGGAAGTACAACGACAGAATTGTTTGTAGAAAAACCTGTATCCCAGAACAAACCACACGAAGTGCCGGATGACATAGATGGTTTTTCTTGTGGAAGAACTAATTTCGAAAAGTCGAAACACTCATGACAGGCTTAGAGTTACCAACGATCTTTATCTATTTAGTAGGAACCTGCGCCATGCACTGGTGTAGTTTTAATTTTGAAATAGAAAAAGATGATAGCTATATAATTGTAAAGGTGCAAGATGTACCAACACAAACTATAGAGACAATGAAATTCTCTATACAAGATCTTATAATGGATGGATACAAAAAGGAATTTAAATCATGCCCAGAGCAAACTCAGCCTTACTTACCTCTTCAGAAGCTGCAGAAGCAAACAGCTCCTTAGCTACGGAGCTAGAAGCAGAGCAACAACAAATAATAGAATCTACTGAAATTATAGAAGAGCTTTCTCAAAAGGTTAAATCCCATAAAAAAGATGTAGCCGCGTCTAAAAGAAATATTAAACGTTTAGAGAAAGAAATTGCAGCCCGCTTTAAATAAGTATACAGTTATTTGGCTTGGTGAAGTACAAGCTGAAGATCATGTAAATGCAGCTAAAGCAGTATTCTCCGCGTTCCATGATCCAACTCCCTACAGTGCTATATTCGATGTAGCCAGAGAAGATGGGGAAATAATAACTATAAACTTAGTAGAAGAACAAAAGAAATTACTATCTACCAAACTAGAAGAGACTAACCCTTTCTAATGGCTACAGAAGCACAGTATAAAAATAAAATAAAGCGTATACTCAACCGGGATCATACTGAAGTATTTGTGCAGGCTATGGCAACTATGTATAGCAATGGTACACCTGATGTATACTACGAAGGTGATGGCGCTTGTATCTGGATTGAATATAAATACTATTCAAAGAAACTTCCTAAGATACTAGATTTAATAGGAAAAGGAAAACTATCCGTTAAGCAGGCCATATGGCTAGAACGCGCTCATAATAATAATCAAAAAGTAGCTGTAATAGTAGGAACACCCACAGGTGGTGTTATACTAGAAGGCCTAAACTGGAAAGGAGAACACATAAGTGCAGAATTGGATCCATTACTCAATGATAAAGAAATTTGCAGCTGGATAGCTGAACAGGTTCATGCGGGAAGGTAAAACTCCGTGGTGACCGCAGCGGCATCTCCAACTAGAATATAAATAAGCCTTCCCGGGGGTATGGTACCCTTTTCATACTTATTTATAATCAATCGCTGCAACAAATTTAAAATTATTTCACAAGGAATGTGATATGATTCATATTATAAGAAAAGCCATTATAGTAATCGACGGGATTACCTTCATAATACGCTCGTTAAAAGGAACTAAAAATGACCATAATAAAAGAAGGCCTAATAAAAAGACTCCACGTAAATAAGCATACTATCACTTCTAATAGAAAGCGTAACTCAAATGAGCCTTCTATTACAATTCAGACGTCTCGTATGCCACACCACGCTCGTAAAGTTGAGATTAAGGGACCCAGTACCTTCATACAATCACCAACGCCACTGTCCTGCGGTGCGCGGGTCTGGATTGAAACACACGCGGAAGTAGAGTATGAATGACATACTCTCCTACAGAATACTAACTCTTGCAGAGAACATAGAACGACATTCCCGTCATGGGTATAGTAAAGAGCTAGATGAGGTAAGAGCAGATGAATTATTTATAGCTATACATGATGATGCAGACCGGATAATAAAAGGAATTAGAGATGACAAATAACAAGCCAGATTATCTACACTCTGATATGTGGTGTAATGAACATGACATAAGAAAAAGCTGGGAAGTAGATAAGAAACCTTCCCTTAAAACTCTGTACTGTACTAAGTGTAAGGAAGAGAAAAATGGAAGAACTATTACTGAACCAGATAAAAACACCTGACGGCACAATATTAAGAAGCCATAGTAGGCATGACTACGTTACCCATGTAGATGCTAACGGGCATGAATATATGGTAGATGGGGGCTTATCTTATCTACGTAGAAGCTTCTTTAATAACGCCCCCTTCAAAGAGATGTCGCAATATTACAAACCTAATGACCATGCGCATAACAGAGAATATGCTAGCTGGGGTACATATGGCAAAAATGGAGATATGCCGCTACACTATAAATTAGTAAAGGATATGGAAACAAGCCACTTATGGGCAGTTCTTGCTATGCAAGCTCCTGTTGCCCGAATACTAAAATTAATAATGGAGAAAGAACTTGAACAACGTAATGATTGACCTAGAAACAATGGGTACTTCACACCATTCTCTTATCATAGCTATTGGGGCAACGTTCTTTAACCCGTTGTCCGAGGAGCTCGGTCACCAGTTCTATATGAATATAGACTGGCAATCTGGTATGGATGCGGGTATGGAAATGGATACAGCAACTGTAAAGTGGTGGCTACAACAATCACCAGAAGCTATACAAAGTATTCTAGAACACGGTGAAGATATAGATCATGCACTAGATGAGTTTAGTAAATTCTTAAAGCAAGATGAAAAACTAGATGGTTCTATAAAAGTATGGGGTAATGGTGCTACCTTCGATATATCTATATTAGAAAACGCATATAACTTCGACACCCCTTGGGATTTCTATAATACTAGAGATTGTAGAACAGTAGAAGATTTGGCCAAAGGTATAGTAGATAGGAAAGACATAGAACGCAAAGGTATTCATCATAATGCTCTTGATGATTCTATATACCAAGCTAAGTATATATCTAAAATGATTCAGGCTTTGACAAGATAATGGGCTGCGTAGTAGGGGCTGGCCTATACAAACAAGTAGAAGCGAAAAAGAAAGAACTTAACTACTTATTAAAACAAATAAAAGTTCAACTGTTAAAAGTTGCAGATTTGAAAAAAGATATAAAAGAACTAGAACTAGCTATGCTAGAGGAAATGAGATGATGGCGGACACTAATCCGCCATTTATTTTACATCACACCCAACCGTGGTGCTTAAAATGTGTCTCTATCATTAGCATGGTAATCAATACACATCTCATAACCTTCTTTGTATGAGTCTTCCTGTGCTATATTAGAATGATAATAGATCCACTGGGCCGCGGACCGCGTTAACATCTTAACATTATCAGGCATAACAGTAGCTGGGAAACTCATAATAGCATCTACTAGATCCTCTATTGGCATTCCGCCGTCCCGCTTCTCCGCGGCTTGGGATGCGCTAGCCGCCCAATATTGGCACATACTACGCTCCTGTTCCGTAACTAGCGAGTCTGCTGATAAGCAGATACTTCCTAAAAGTAAGAATGTACTTATAATTATTTTCATGTTATATATCCTGTCGTTAAAATAAATAAACCCATGGCTAACCAACCGCGAATCTTCTCTATATATGACCAGTTTCTATCAGCATAATTCCTAGCCATGATACCCGCTGCAGGGGTAGCTAGTGCATAAGCAATAGAGATAGCTGCCCATGACAGGTCTTGTGTATAGATAGCTAAAGGTATACACGGAGCCGTGATATATAATCCCATAAGCGCGGCTGACCACCAAGCGTTATCGGTTATCTGCCCTCGTTCCCAGTTGTCTTCATTGTACTCATACCCTGAGTGTCCCATTAACATCTTACCGAAAATGTCACCTGTCCCCATGAACTGCTTGAACGCAACAAACCATACCAAGAATATGGCTGACTCCCACGACCAACCAATTAAATAACAATAGATAGATGCCGTTGCTGTGTTGGCCGGGATCTTTAAACTATAGGGGTACCAGTTTGGTAGATGTTTGTGGTAGCTACCTCCGTGGGCCGTATCCAAGTAGCCCGCTACTATGATGAAGGATATATATAGATAAATCATAGTTTTATCATTAAGTTTAAGAACGAAGTAGGCTGTACTACGTTAAATGCTGTACTACTACCAGAGCTACTTGTAGTTCTAGTGTTACTACCATTGGGAAATCCGGTACTGTCATTAACCCCTTTTGGCTCAGAACCAGCAGTTGTGGTTGCTGTATTAGTAGTTCTTTCTATGTGATCATGTGCGAAAGTCTCTGCTAATGTCGGAGTATGATTCTCTTCACCAACAGTATCACCCAAAGTTCTAGCTGTTAAACTTGCGCCTGTGCCTGATATGCCTAATGCTCTACCTAAAGTTAAAGGAACAGTTAATGTCTTATTAGCTGCAAAATCTGCTGCTGCGCTTGCGCCCCTGCCAGATGAAACGGGACATTCAGCATCAGACATATTGGTATAAAGTAAGGTGTATAAATCTTCTGTATCATCATTAGCGCGATTACTAGCCCCACTTGATGCACTACCAATAGATCCGTCATCGGCTAATATCCACCCATCATCTGCAGTTGTCCTATAAGTTAATTTAGTATCTCCGGTGAATGCAGCAATAAGACCGGAAGTAGATGCTATAATATCCCAACTATCAGTCGCTAGGGTATATACGTACTGCGCTCCGTTAACTGAGTTATATACTTGACCGTCTGTTGGGCTGCTTGGAAATGCCATAATTTATTTTATCCGTTTAGCTTTACTTTCTTTATACAGAACAGCCTTAGCATTATTAGAAGTTTCTAATAACTCTTCTATGGCTTCTTCTCTCTTTGTAAGTATCTCTATTTCTAGATTAGATGCATCTATCTCTGCTTGCGTGGGGGGTGGATTAAGAAATAATTCATATGCCGCAGCATACTCCGCCTCTTTAGCTATGTAGGCTTCGCCCTCTGCCCATACGTGATTCTCGTGTTCACCTTCACACTGACAAGGTGTTTCACCTTTCATCATAGTGACGTGGTGCCGTTTGCCGGGGACATAGAGCCTACCGATGCAATTCTCTGGTAACTCAGAGTAATTTGGCTCTTGAGTTAGGAACCACTCTTTTGGGACCATTGTATTGTTAATAAATA